CGAAAGTAGTCAGTTCGATTCTGACACACACCTCCAATATTGGTGACACGGAACGGTTCCGACTTGGGTCTCATAAGCCCGAAGAGATGGTTCGAGTCCATCTGGCACCACCAAAAATAATTCTAACAAAATGAAAATAGGGGGTTTACAAACCATAACCTATACCTTATATTACTACTATAAGGAACGAAAGGGAAGAACATGATCGGTTTCGCGGAAATTAAGGTTAAGACCGAAGCTGAACTGAAGAAAGATTGGACCATGTATACCTGCAATGGTTGGATTGGTATCAACAAAACAACTGGAAAGAAAATCAAGTGTGGAACGTATCATGCACTCTTGACAAAACTTTCCATCGAAGACTAGGATAAGGAAATGAAACGAAAACATAAGGAACTACCGAAGGCACGAAACCCATTCGTCCTTCATCTTTCCAAACGTCCTTCGGGCGCACACGGGAAGACTAAAAAAGCGGAACGCCGTGATGAGAGAATGGCGCTTCGAGATTGGATCCGTAGCTGAGGTGGTTTTAGCACCCGACTTTTAATCGGAGTACGTCGGTTCGAGTCCGACCGGATCCACCATTACTTTGATGATATACTGACCTGGCAAACCAGGCACAGGGCGCGACTGTGGGGGGTTCGATTCCCATTAAGTATGGTACTTGAACAAGCGACGGCGGCTCGGAGGTTCGATTCCTTCACAATCCACCAAATTTAACTCTATTATGAGAAAATACAATGGAAGAAGTTATTAGACAGGCTGCTCTGGCATTGGGTTCTTCCTATTACCTTATGGAAGATTACAATTTTCAAAAAAGACTAGGATGGCACACATATTGGGATCCTGATATTGTTATAGCCAGAGCAGCAAAAAATGTTAAGTCGTTAATCTGGTGTTAATGGTTGTGATCGTCAAATTGATTTTGACTATCTTCCATACCAGGTTCTACAACTACCCACACCACCAATGCAGACTTAGCTTAGTGGTAGAGCGTCACCTCGACACGGTGAGGGTCAAAGGTTCAAATCCTTTAGTCTGCACCAGTAATATTGCGTCTGTATACCCTCACGCTACGAACGTGTAGAAAGGTTAACTGGACACATGGGGGTTCGAATCCTCCCAGGCGCACCAAATACTTGGGTTGTAAATGGAGAGCATTTGGGTTCGATTCCTCATCAGTATATCTTCTAAGTAATGAATATCCCGTGACTGAGTAGCATTGAGCCTAGGCAATGCAGGGGTGGTTTGATTCCATCACACGGGGCCAATATAGAAAGAAGTATGATGAAAGACGATCTGAAACTTATTCGCCAAAAGATTCGTGCTGCTAACAAGCTTCCTGCTAACAATCCTGTTGAATATAATCTGAAACGGGATATACTTATGCACTGGAGAGGGGAACAGTACAAGCTCAAATACTGTATTGAGATGGATAAGTTGATGTTAGAAATACGGACCGGTAGCTGAGGTGGTTTTAGCGGCGGGCTCTTAATCCGCGACAACGTGAGTTCGAGTCTCACCCGGTTCACCAAATATTTGTCCTAGAGTCGTCCAGGTGACGGCACCTGGCTGTTAACCAGGATGGAGAGAGGTTCGAGTCCTCTTAGGACAGCCAATACGCGGATGTAGCTCAGTTGGTAGAGCACGTGCCTGAAGAGCATGGTGTCAGGAGTTCGATTCTCTTCATCCGCACCAATTGTGACAGATCCGGCTGCACATTAAAAGAATTTCCGGCTGAATTTTTGTGGTGTAGCTCAGTGGTAGAGCAATCCCCTGATAAGGGATAGGTCGGTGGTTCAATCCCACCCACTACAACCAAAATTGGGAGTGTCAAATAAGGCTATGCTGGTGCTAACAGCGGACTGTAAATCCGTTCCTGAAGAGGCAAGTTGTTCGATTCAACACACTCCCACCAATATAACGTCCCCATAGATTACGTTGGCTAGATCATCGCCCTTTCAAGGCGAAGAAGCGGGATCGACACCCGCTGGGGATACCAATCAATGCCTCCATGGTGTAACGGTTTGCTCGATCCCGTGACATGGGGAAGGTCTAAGTTCGACTCTTAGTGGAGGCACCAACAACGCTGCTATAGTACAATGGTAATACACGCCCTTGGTACGGGTGAAACGGAAGTTCGATTCTTCCTAGCAGCACCATTTAGGGGTTTACATGTGGCCAAGTTTAGATTATAGTGATCCTACAAAGGAGACTAAGATGAACATCTCGATCGATTACGATGATACCTACACCAAGGATCCACTTCTATGGAACTGGTTTGCACAGGAAGCGTTGAACCGTGGACATAAAGTCTACTGTGTATCTGCTCGTGGAACTCAGCACATGGATGATCCGAAGATGACGATCGGTCGAGTGATCGGTGCAGAGAATTGCTTTGGAACTGGTCTTCGTCCTAAGCGACACTTTATGCATCATGTTCACAAGATCGACATCGATGTATGGATCGACGATATGCCAGAGATGATCGTTGATCCTGAAATCGAAGGTTTGTATATGCCATAATGCTTCTGCCGGCGGACCCGGTGGCGGGTCTACGAAGCCTGCTTACGAATGTTCAACTCATTCCAGGAGCGCCAATAAAACGTTGTAGCGAAGGTCGACATTTGCTATGATGAGAATGCTGCATACGCCTTAGGACTACTCGGCGTATCGGGTAACACGGTCTGAGTCTTAGCTCGGATGCAGGGGTAAGAGTCCCAATTGGAGATGTCCTGAAATTTGCTTCCATAGCTCAACGTAAGAGCGCCAGTCTTCGAAACTGAGGGTTGAAGGTTAGAGTCCTTCTGGGAGCACCAATATAATGCTGGATAAGGTGTAATGGTTGCATCCCTCACTGTGACTGAGGTGGACGTGGTTCGATCCCACTATCCAGTACCAATAATGCGGAGGTAGCTCAGTGGTAGAGCTTCTCGTTGCCAACGAGATGGCCGTGGGTTCGAATCCCATTCTCCGCTCCAAATATGTCCTTGTAGACCAATTGGTAGAGTCTCGTGGTTGAGGGCCACGAAGTTGGAGGTTCGAATCCTCTCAGGGACACCAAATACGTTGCCCGTTCGTCTAACGGTAGGACGCTAGGCTCTGACCCTAGTAATCGCGGTTCGAATCCTCGACGGGCATCCAAAAAAATTCATTTAGGGGATTTACAACCCAATCTGAATAGCTTATATTACTACTATCGAAACAATGAACATAGGATCGTTACAGCATCTTAGAGCTCGTTAGAGCATTTGACTTGTAATCAAACGGAAAGCCGAAAGGCGCGATCCTGATTAAACTATGAAACCATAGGTTGGTTTCAGCAACTAAACCCGGGAATGGTTCCCAATTTGTCTTGTAAACAAACTTAGCGGTTCGAATCCGTAAACCCAACCTGAAAGGAAATATTATGTCTTTTGTAAACGCAGTTAAAAATGCTAACTACTCTAAGCCCGCTCGTACCGCTAACGGTATGAAGGCTAATGCTACTTCCAAGTCCAAGGTGCTTGACTTGTTCGGCGTTATTGGTTCCGCTCGTGGTTCTGATATCTCCAAGCAGTTCGTTGCTTCTATGACTGAGAACCTTGATCTGACTGTCCGTATGCTGCTTTGGGCTCGTGACATTCGTGGAGGTGCTGGCGAACGTGCTACCTTCCGTAACTTGCTTGCTGCGCTTGAGTCTACCGACCCAACTCTTGCTGGTAAGCTGATGCACAAAGTTCCAGAGCTTGGCCGTTGGGATGACTTGTTCACTTACAAAGATCCTCTCAACCGTCGTAAGGCGTTTGCGTTCATTCGTGAAGCGCTAGCAAACCAGGACGGTCTCTGCGCGAAGTGGATGCCACGTAAAGGTCCTGTTGCTGTTGAACTGACTAAGTTCCTTGAACTTACTCCAAAACAGTATCGTAAGCTGATCGTAGGCTTGACCAACGTTGTTGAGTCTAAGATGTGTGCTAAGGAGTGGGAAGCTATCAACTTCTCTCACGTTCCTTCCGTGGCATCCGCTCGCTACCAGAAGGCTTTCGGCCGTAACGCAAAGGAAGCATACTCTGCTTACATTGCCGAACTGAAAAAGCCTGTTGCTGAACGTGCAGATCCTAAGGTCAAGATCAACGCCGGTGCAGTTTATCCATATGACGTAGTTAAGTCTGTTGTCAAGGGTAATGCAGCAGTTGCTGATGAGCAGTGGAAGGCTTTGCCTAACTACATCGGCGATGCGAAGATCATGCCTATGGTCGACGTATCTGGTTCTATGGGTAGCCTCGGTTACTCTTACGGAAGTCAGCTTTCTCCTATCGACATTGCAGTCTCTCTGGGTCTGTACTGTGCTGATAAGAACACCGGCGACTTCAAGGACCTGTTCTTGACCTTCTCTGGTAAGCCTAAGATGGAACACCTGAAAGGTACTCTGTCTCAGAAGATGACTCAGATGAGCCGCGCCAACTGGGAAATGAACACCAATCTACACGCTGCTTTTGACGAGATTCTTAAGATCGCTGTTAAGGGTAACGTTGCAGAAAGTGACATGCCTCAGATGCTGTTGATTCTATCTGACATGCAGTTTGACTCTTGCACTAAGTACGATGACTCTGCTATGCAGATGATCAAGCGTAAGTACAACGATGCAGGCTACAATGTGCCGAAGATTGTCTTCTGGAACGTTTCCATGTATGGTAAAGCAGATGGCAACACCCCAGTTCGTTTCGACGAACGTGGTACTGCTCATATCTCTGGGTTCAGCCCAGCTATCATGAAGAGCGTTCTTGCGAACGACCTTGAGGACTACACCCCATACAATGTTATGGTAAAGGCTCTTAACGTCGAGCGTTATAACTACTAATTGGTTAGGCCTTCGGGCCTAACTTCCTCAATTAGGATCGTTGCCGCAACAAAGTTGATAGTGCAATGGTAGCACATTTTCCTTCTAAGAAAAAGTCGGGGGTTCGATTCCCCCTCAAAGAAAGCGATCCTGTTTAGTATAAATAACCTAACATTAGTTAGGAGAATACTATGAAAAAATTATTACTATCGATTGCACTTATGTTTGTAGCATCTGGTGCAATTGCCGAAGTGAAGAAGCCGAAAGGTGTCATTCACGATTTAAAGATTATTCGAATTATTGATGGTGATACTGTTGAGATTGAAGCGCCATTCTTAATTGAACCTTTGCCCAAGAAACTTTCTGTTCGCGTTTGGGGCGTAGATACACCTGAAAAAGGTGGACGTGCCAGCTGCGAAAAAGAAGCAGAAATGGGTGCAGCTGCAAGCAAGTTCACAAAGGATCTTGTTGCTAACGCTAAGACTACCCAGATCAATCTCTATGAATGGGATAAGTTTGGTGGTCGTGTACTCGGTGACGTAATCATCGATGGTAATAGCTTAACTGCTATGTTGATCGAAAAAGGTTACGCTAGAGAATACTATGGCGATGCAAAAAAATCATGGTGTGAATGAAAAAAGTTCATTTAGGGGGTTTACAATCATAGATACATATCTTATATTACTCCTATAAGAACAAACAAACGCTCTTTGACAATTTAGAAGAAACAGAATGAAATAATTTCTGTTTTCACATGCATATACGGCGAAAGGAACTCTGCAGAGTGGCCCGGTAACTGATGTATGCAGTTGAAAACAGAGTTTTGCGGGGTAGACTGGAGGTGGTTCCAGCACGGTCTCATAAGCCGATTACGGAGGTTCGATTCCTCCCCACCGCAACCAAGTTTAGACTGTAGAAGTAATCACCTCTTGTGAAGGTGTCCCTGATCCGTCATCGCCGGCAGGTCAAAGCTGCAAACAGCCCAGTCTAAAACAAAAGCCAACGTCCTAGACATTGCGAAACCTCGGGCTTAATACGAGTTATAGATAGCTAGGAGACCAGCCATGAGGGTGCAGATTGGCAAAGATACGGGAGGTTAACTCAGCTGGGCTGGGACTCGCCTTGAAAGCGATGGGTACGGTTAGTAGCCGTATGGAGTTCGATTCTACCATCCTCCCGCCATAATTTAGGATCGGTTCAGCAAACCAAAACGCTAACATATTGAAGTCTTAGCGGACCAAAACGATCCTGTTTAATTTGGGCTCTTAGCTCAGCTGGGAGAGCGCCTGCCTTGCAAGCAGGAGGTCAGGAGTTCGATCCTCCTAGGGTCCACCAATACAACGGAGAAAGCAAATGATTGCTTATATTTTTCTGGTAATGCTTGTAGTCGGAGTTCTCTGGCACACTGATGGTCCAGGAAAAGATCATTGGCTATAGAATTGGCCTGTTGGTAAAGTGGTTAATACGTCTGCCTGTCACGCAGAAGAACGCGGGTTCGATCCCCGCACAGGTCGCCAACTTACGATGGTTGTGTTAGAGTCTTGGTTGTCTTAACACGTAAACTAGCAAGAGGTACGGGTCGCTACCGTCGCTCACTATTCCATCGTATTCAATAATGCGGAATTAGCTCAGTGGTAGAGCCCCTCGTTTACACCGAGGTTGTCGGGAGTTCGACCCTCTCATTCCGCACCAACTACATGCCCATGTAGGCCAATTGGTAGAGTCACTGCGCTTAGAACGCAGGTGTTGGGGGTTCGAGTCCCTCCATGGGCACCAAAAAGGATAATTTATATGATAACTGCAAATAGAAGTGAATGGGAAGATTTTGTATCTGGTGATGAATCTCTTGATACGACTCACCCGTTGATCGATCGATTTGATTATTTTTCTACTTCGCACGATGTTTCTATTCTTGTAAATGGAAAAACTTACACAAAAATTACCAGAGCGTTATATGAAGATAACGAATTAAATGCAATGCATATAAATCCAGAAAAAGCAGAAAAAGATATTCTCTATAAAATATGCAAAGTAATAGAAATAGACAAGAATGATCATTCAAAAACCAAAATCGGTCATAAGATCATTTATTTTAAAGATGTTACCATTTAAGATTTAGAATGTTTACAGCAACAAAACAAAACTATCGGTTCGATTCCGATACTCCCCACCATGGATACACTGCGACCACTCGTTATATCCACTAGAGTGCACGCTAGACGCTAAAGGATGAACTCAGTGTATCTTTGATGGGGAGTATGGCAAGGTGCCGCTAAGAGCAATCTTAGCTTTCCCCAAACATTCTGTTATATAATATAGGAGAGCACGATGCGCGATAGAGCTTTTCGACGATTTCAAGAACTTAAGAAGAAGCAGTGGGTTCGAAAGTTTTTCTCTAAACATCGAGCTCGTGATCTAACCGATGCCGATGTTGGAGTCTATGCTCATACCCCGCATCTGTGTTCCTGCTACGTATGTGGCAATCCTCGCAAGTGGTGGGATCAAAAGACTCTTCAAGAAAAGAAGATGGAAGACTTTTACAAAGCAACTGATGAAGACTAATGGATCGTGGGCAGGATGGTAATGCAGCAGATTGCTAATCTGTAGAACGAGCAATCGTTCACTGGGTTCGATTCCCAGACGATCCGCCAATAAAGATCTGAAACAGGATCTAAAAGAACAATAAAATTGAAGGTGATTATGGACGGTATTATTTTTTCTGGATTTACTTTTTCTGCGACAAGAAGGGGAAATATCCAATCTCCACAATTAGGTCCTTATAGAATGAGAACCTATCTAGAAGAAAATGGTTATACTTGCGACATTATAGATTGGTTTGACTTTTGGACAGAAGAAGAAATATTACAACTAATAAAAAACCGTTACCACGAGAATCTAAAATTTATTGGGTTTAGTGTTACATTCCAAAAAATTCAGAATATCAGTACAGATTTACTGAAAAAAATTAAAACGTCTTTTCCTAGTTTGAAAATAGTCTTTGGAAGTCAAGAACCTAATGAAACTCTTTGTGGGGAACATCCGCAAAAATCAAGATATATTGATATCGTTTTCTATGGTCATTCTGAAGTAGCATTTCTAGAATATATTAAACACCTTGATGGTAAACCAAGTAAGCACAAAGCAGAGAAATTTTCTACTGGCGTTGATTATGTAATATCTCCAAATGTGTTACCATATACAGATACATCTAACCTTACTACTATCTGGAAACCTGATGATCCTTTAAAATATTTTAAAGGTGGTAGTGTAGAGATATCTCGGGGTTGTATGTTTAAATGTAAATTCTGTTATTCCCCTCTTATTGGAAGGAAAAGAGCAGATTATACAAGATCTGTAGAAAATTTAGCAGATGAGTTAAAAAGGAACTACGATTTATTCGGTATCAACCATTATGTTTTTTCAGATGACACACTGAATGAGAGTACTGAGAAACTACTTAATATAAAAAAAGCTATTGAGCTATCAAGAGTGGATATTACTTTCACTGCATATATAAGATACGAAATCTTAAATACTCATTTCGATCAAGTAAAGATTATGTCTGATATGGGATGGATAGGTGGAATACTTGGTCTTGAAACGTTTAATCCTGAGTCAAGAAAAGCTATTGGCAAAGGTCTTACTACAGAAAAGATTTTAGATCTTCTTTATAGGGTAAAACAGTTTAATAAGGATCTGCATTTATCTTCAGGTTTTATCGTAGGTTTACCTGGTGAAACAGAACAAACAACTACTGAATACTTTCAGGAATTTCTTAAGCTGAATAAGGATCATGAATATCTAGATTCTTTTTATTGGACACCTCTTTATATCTTAGAACCATATAAGTATCTTAACAGTATCTTTACAAAAGAAGCTAGTTCTTATGGATATAGTGTTATACCTGGTGCTGGTAAATGGACTAACAATAAATATGAAATAAAATCATGGGATGAAGCTTATCAAATATCTAATCGTTTGAACAATATGTGTAGGGATAACTTAGGAACCTCTGTTCAAATTTCAGAAGTTTTAAGTTTAGGTGTAGATAGAAATAAATTCAGACATATAAGATTTGGCGAAGAGATGAGAGAGCTCGTCAAATATAAAAAAGAAAAGATATGGAAATCTTATAGAGAAGAGAAATTAAATTATAAGATTTCCCGGGTGTAGCTCAGTTTGGTATAGCGCTTGGTTTGGGACCAAGATGTCGTGGGTTCGATTCCTACTACATCCGCCAAAAATAATTCAGGAAAATGAAAATAGGGGGTTTACATTCCAGGTTACATAGCTTATATTACTCTTATCAACAGAGGAACATGACAATGTACACTTTCGATGAAACGATCGTCTCCGACCTCCACAAAGAAGCTTATGGCACGCGTCCTACCTCTTTCTGGTGGCAGTGCTGGAATGAAGCTACTGACGCAGAAAAGCAGGCAGAGTGGGATGATCTGCTCGAAGTTCATGCTCAAACTATGGATCGCGAAGCTCAAGAGCAGATCGCTGCTATCAACTCTTTCGAGCTTGAAATCGCGACCGCGCTCGACGTAGGCGCTCGCTCGCGCGAAGATGCCGTTCGCTGGATCGTTCAGGGTTTGGAACTTGATGACGTCGATATGATGTACGGTGGTAGTGCCATCTGCTATCGTAAAGGTTTGCCTTATCGTATGGCCGCTATGTTTGACAATGCAATCAACTATCTTCGCGCTGAGGTGATCTAATATGAACGTACAAACTGTCTCCGTTTCCGATCTTTCGTTGGATATCCTCCTGAATGAACTTCATCTTCCTTTGGTAGATGGTAAAGCAAATCGGGAAAAGATCGAAGAAGCAATTACGATTGGAATGCTCGAAGGTGCATTGGGTTACGTAGACGAAGAAACTGTCAATCTTGCTATTGGTATGATTGATGATATTATTGTAGAATATCGCGTTCAATAGCGCATATATAAAATAAGATTATTTCCTGATAGCTCAGTTGGTAGAGCAGATGACTGTTAATCATCGGGTCCGTGGTTCGAGCCCACGTCAGGGAGCCAATATCGGAGTATAGCACAGTTTGGTAGTGCGCTAGTTTTGGGTACTAGAGGTCGATGGTTCGAATCCTTCTACTCCGACCAAAAATTTAGGATCGGTTCAGCAAACAAAAACGCTAAATCGTATTGGATGTCTTAGCGGACAAAACGATCCTGTTATAGATAAACAGTAGGAAGGTTCACAATGGAAGAAAATAAAGAAATTATCGAAGATGGGTCTTTAAAGAATGTACATGCAGAACTAGTCAAAAAGGGTGATAAAGTGGCAGTTCACTTCACCTATTGGTTTGCTTGGTTCTGGGGCATTATTAGTGCCATTTATTTCTTTGCAGTGACATTCATTACAGTGCCACCAGCTGGAGAAAACTTTGCCAATATTATCCTAGGCTTCTTGCTTGGTACTGCGGTTTCTACTATCATAAACTTCTTCTTTGGTAGTAGCGAGAAATAAGTCCCTAGAGCATGATGGTTATGCACGCGCCTCTAAAACGCTGAAATGCAGGTTCAATTCCTGTTAGGGACACCAAGAATCCGACTTTATGAGTCCATGTGGAAGAGTAACCGAGACAACTTCTGCATTCTCATATTCACTAACGCTGTATATGCTGGCAAAGCCGATAAATACCTTCTCAGGTTGTGCATATGTTAGAGCCGGATAACTAACCTTTAATAAAGGAGAAATACAAATGAAGAGATATCACTTGTAGATTACTAGACCGCCCTAAATTGGGCCTTACATTATGAAGAACCAATGAACCAATTTAGGAGAATAAAATGTCTGTAGAACTTAAAATTAAATCTAAACACCTTTCAGAAGAAGCTCGTATCATTCGTTTTGAAGAGCGTAAAGTAAAGAGACAAATGAACTGGCACAAAGACCGTCAGCAACCATTTGAAAAAGAAGCTTCGCTTTATCATTCTTTGAACGCTCACCGTCGTTGGGAAGTGCGTAACGAGAATCGTGCTACCTTCCTTGCTCGTGCTTATCTTGCTGGTAAAGAATATAAGACCATTGAGAATAAGTGCCACGATCCTATGGTGCTTCGTGCTTACATCCTTCCTCGTGTATGCGAGATGGTAAACAAGTACGGTCCAACTGCTGGCAAACTGAGTAAGAAATGGAACAGAGAGCGTATGCGTTATGAGTATGATGCAGAACCTTGGAAAGCTCACTGCGATAAAGTGAAAGCTTGGACTGAAAGTTGATATATACTATTTGGATGGATACTGCAACCAATTTGTAGGGGTAATAACCTACTGTTCAAGCGGTTAGATAGTATCATCGAAATCCACAGACCATCCAGTCTTACAACTTGTGGATAGTACGTGATATGAGTCTAACCCACGTTACACTAGCGTGAAGTGATCCTTGGCTCCGGCTCTATGGATCGGTGTGACAGCTCGGAGAGACGGGCGCTTATGCGGGTGAGGCTATGGTAGCCAACCAGCCTTCCAAGCTGTAGGAGACCAGTTCGATTCTGGCCACCCGCTCCAATCATATTTCATAGGGGCTCATATGGATTTTTTCAAAGAAGAACATCTTGCAGCTATGATTCCTGGCAATAAGAATGCTTCCGCATGGTATAAAGCCATGACGGAACTTTTTCCTAAGTACGAGATTAATACTCCAAACCGTATTGCTGGTTTCATCGCACAGTGCGCGCACGAGAGCGCAAACTTTACTGCACTTGAAGAAAATTTAAATTATAAAGAAGAAACACTTCTGAAAGTGTTTGGTCGTTACTTTGGTACTGGTGCTGGTAAGCGTGATGCAAAAGAGTATGCTCGCAACCCAGAGAAGATCGCTAACTATGTCTATATGGACGAATTCCGTAAGTCAAAGATGGGTAACGTAAAAGAAGGTGACGGCTGGAGATTCCGCGGCCGTGGTCTAAAGCAGCTTACTGGGCGTGATAACTATACCGCCTTTGGTAAGTCTGTTGGTATGACTGCAGAAGAAGCAGCTGAATATGTTGCAACCGAAAAAGGTGCGATTGAAAGTGCTTGCTGGTTCTGGGGCAATAAGAAGCTGAATGCAATTGCAGACACTGGTGACATTGTCAAAATGACTAAGATCATTAATGGTGGTGATATCGGTCTTGCTGATCGCCAACAGCGCTGGGAAAAAGCTCTTGCTATTCTCGGTGGTAAGGTAAGCGTAAGTGCTGCTCCTGCTGCAAAAGCTGCTGCTACTGCCACACCTGCTGCAAAAGTTGCTGAGCCAACTACCGTTAAGATTGGTTCAAAAGGTAAAATCGTTGAGAAACTCCAGGCAGCTTTGAATCTAAAAGCTGATGGGGATTTTGGCCCTGCTACTGAAGCAAAACTAAAGGAATGGCAGACCCGCAATGGTCTTACCGCTGATGGTATTGCTGGACCAAAAACTTTGGCTCGCTTAGGTATTAAGTAAATAAAAGGTGATACATATTAGTGTATCACCAATGCCGGTATAGCTCAGTTGGTAGAGCAGTTGCCTTGTAAGCATCAGGTCCGGGGTTCGAAGCCTCGTGCCGGCACCATTATTAGGGAATAGTTTATGGCTAATTTTGATTTAGAAAGAGTTCTCGGAAGATTCGCCCATTATTCTTACGTCTCTGGAAAAACCTCCTTATCTGAAAGTCTAAGATCAAATCAACTGAAAAGTAAGAAATGGCTAGTGTACGAGATTACCAAGTTTAAGACCAAGTTTAAAAAGGTTGCTGTTCTTGGTAGTTGGAATTCGGTTCTATTATACGAACTCATGAGTGATAAAGCGAAAGTAGATTCTTGGGACTTCTTTGATCTAGATCAAACTGCTCATGATAGTCGTGATCAGTATTTTATTCATAATCAAATGAAAATGAACTATAACAGTTTTACCCTTGACGTAACTCAACTGTTTGATAAACCAGAGATAGCACAATCTTATGACTTGATTATTAATCCTTCATGTGAACACATGACAGATCTTACTGCCATTGAAGGGCCTATGTACGCCTTAACATCAAATAATTATGTGACCGTAAAAGATCATATTAATACAATTGGTCACCACGAGGATCTGGCTGTTAAGAATGGAATAAGAAATGTTTTCTACCAAGGCACACTGAAACTACCGAACTATGAAAGATATTGTGTAATAGGATATGCGAAATGAGTGATCTTTTCGACTTTGGATTTACTGCTGTAAACGAAGATGAATTATCTGCAGTAACAGTTGATGAGCTTCAATCTAGACTTGATAAGTTATATAAAGCCATGATTCCTCTACTCAATAATCTAAAAAAGAATCCAGATAAAGACTATATATTATGGCCTGATCGATTAAAGAAGGTCGAAGAATTCGAATCCCATCTCCGTAAGATATACGAGGGCAATTAATGTTAACTGCAATGATTCTAGCTTGTACCTTAGATATGAATGGGGAGGAGATGTGCATTGTCTTCTCATCGGGGTATGTATCGTATTCCATAGAAGAGTGTGCAGAAGACCTAAGTATAGGTTATGGATTTGTGAAGGAAAAAGGATGGGAGATACGAGCCTATGAGTGTTATGATTGGACAAAAAGAAAAGGTTCATCATTTTGATTCAGGCGGTTTACAACCGCCTTTTTTTATGGTAAAGTAAACGGGTAAGGAAAGGAATGTAAGATGTTTACCCAGAAACAAATCGAAGATATCGTAGATCTGCTTGTTACTCTCAACAGTAACACAAGAATCTATCTTGGTTGTGACTCTGTTAGATACATGAAGGGTTCGGACGCGTACGCGCGATTCGCAACAGTTCTTATCATTCACAAGAATGGTAACTCTGGTTGCCGTATCTTCTCGAACGTTTCACACGAACGCGATTACGATCTGAAAAAGAATCGTCCTCGTATGCGTATGATGAACGAAGTACAGAAGGTCTGTGAACTCTATAATCAGATTGCGCCCTTTATCGACGAGTTTGAAGTGGAAATCCACTTGGACGTAAACACCGATCCGAAGCACGGTTCGAACTGCGCTGCTACTGAAGCTGCCGGTTATGTTCTTGGTATGACTGGCATCGAACCAAAGCTCAAGCCCCACGGCTTTGCTGCTAGTTACGGTGCCGATGGTGTAGCACACGGGAGAGGCACATGAATCTATCAAAGCTAAAAGAATGGTTTAAGAGAACCTTTGAGGATTACTATGTCGTAGAAATCTATGAAGAAGGTAAGACTAAACCCAGAACCTTTCATATGAAGTATATCAAACGTATCGATAATAATTCCCTTCGAGGTAAACTTCTCGAAGGGAATGAAATCAACTTCTGTACTGACAAGCCCTTTACCTATTACGTGAAAAAGATCTATTGAGGTTATTATGACATATGTGACAGTAGATATTTCTCTCGATTGCATTGACGACGACGATCTAATCGATGAGATTGAACACAGGGGATATCATGTGGTCGAGGACGATGAATATACTCCTGGTGACCTGATTCCGGAAGAGGTTGACTTTATCTTAGCAACGTTTTCAACCTATGCACCTGGTACGATGGGTTACCACATTTATGAGAAATTGAGGAAAAGATGACACTGACGAGACTAATTGGCGATATCCACGGCCAGATCAGTGAATATCTGGTGTATGGTATCGATAAGTTCGAAGGTCCTACGATCCAGATCGGTGACTTTGGTATCGGCTTCGGCCAGTCAGATTACTGGCACGAGCGTATTAATAAACTCCATACTGATGAACCGCACCGCTTTATCCGCGGTAACCACGATAATCCTGCTAAGTGCAAAGAGATGGTTGGTTGGATCAAGGACGGCACCGTAGAGAACGATGTAATGTTCATCGGTGGTGCGTGGAGCATTGATAACCCCGATGCTCCTCCTGGCTGGTATAAGCGTACGAAAGATGTTGACTGGTGGGACGATGAAGAGTGCTCGGATGAGCAGTTTGCACAGATGCTTGACATCTATAAGATGACCAAGCCTAGTATCATGATTACTCATGACTGCCCTCATGAGATTGCCACTCAGATGTTCTGGGATACTGGTTTCCTGAAAGGCCCTCGTTACAACACTCGTACTGGTGACTTTCTGCAAACTTTGTACGAGATTCATCAGCCAGAGTACTGGTTCTTTGGGCATTGGCACAAGACTATGCAGCATCGCAGTGGTCGTACATTGTTCCACTGCCTTGGCATTTATGATTATGTGGATGTTGAATTGTAAAAAAATGAAAATAGGGGTTTACATTCGGGGTGTTTTGTTGTATAAAGAGTATAACAACGAGAGGAACCTATCATGCCTACTAATCATGAAGGCACTTGGCAAGACAAAGAAGACTTCGAAGCCTACAGACCTGGCGAATCCGTCAGCTTTGATAGATCTTATCCTGATGGGGGATTGCGCGTTGCTATCGACGGATATACGATAGAGACTTTTCACATGAGTGCTGAGCAGTTTGCGGCATTCAAACAGTGGATCATGGAGAGCTGAGATGAAACTGGAAACTCGCTACTACATTGCTAAACGGACTGAGGACGGCCTGCTCAAGATCGCCCATGAAGAGATTGGGCCTTACTACGACACTGACGTGCTAATCAGTGCAAAAGGCTACGATACTCGGGAAGCAGCTTTGGCAGCTGTGGAAGGATATATCAAGGCGTATAACGGTCGCTATGGTTGGTTTCCAAGCTATACCTTCGTTGTCTTGGAAGAATTAACAGCTTTTGAGGATGGAGAATGATGTATAGTATTATTGGACATACTCCTGTCACTGTAGAACAGGTCAAGCAATGGCGTAAGCAAGGAACGGATCAAGAAGTTCCTATGATGGTCGCAAGACATAACGCACAGGTATCAAATCTGCTTGGCGAACTGAACGATATCCGTTATACTCGTGTGGTTGATGTTGATGATGTGAACAATAAGATTGATAAACTAATCGAAATACTCATTCGTGGAGTTAATTTTAAGGATGCATACTAATGGAAATTTTTAATATCGTACTACTTGTTATCCCATATATCTTTATAATGTTTCATGTTATTTCTGCAATACGAGCAAAGGCTGAGATTACTGAGATTAAACATACTCTCTATGTTATTATGTGGCTCGTAGTTTCTATCGGAGATAGGTTAGTATAATGATCCGTCTAATTCAACTACTCTTTTTTGGTCATATCCATAAATGGAAGATCATCGATAAACGTAGAGTTAATTATACAGGCGATTTTTCAAGTGGTTCGTGCGATCGCTACATTCTTCAATGTGAACACTGTGGAAATATTAAAGTAAAGGATACTAAGTGATGATCGATACACGTACTTTTGAACAATACGCGTTTGAGCTCGAACAAGCTGCTCGGGACTATACAAAGGCTGCGAACGAGATTAAACGAATCAAAGAAGCTGCAATCGAGCGTATCAAGGTCGTTGGTACAGACGGTCTTGAGACGAAAGAAATCCTTGATAAAATGATTGAAGAAGTGACTGATCGTGAGGACACGATGAGGTTTGCTCAAACAGTGTTTCGTAAGACTAAAGATGAGATGATTGCTATGATTAGCAAGATTGAGTTGCCGAGGGGGTAATTATGAGAGACCTAATTGATCAGATACCGGTGATTTTGCTTGCCGTTGTTGCAATCTTCTTTATGTGGGGTCTAGGTTATATTGTTATTAATGATATGGCTGAATCTCGAGAATTTAAACAGCAATGTATCGAAAGTGGTATGCAATATATTAGTGGGAACTGTGTGAAATGAAACCGTTTAAAGTGAATCGTGACTCTTGGCACTATAAGCTGAATCAACACTTCTTTAATGAACGTGGTAATAACGAATGGTATATGCGAGACACTTGGGAGCAAAAGCACAATAACTTCTGTGCATACTGGCGAGTGACTATGTTTCGTTTGGTAGTTGCAACGTCGATGTCGGCCGGTATTCTATCGTTTCTTTTCGTTATTGGTGTAGTTGCCTATCAGCATCCTTGGGATACTTTTGTGACTGTAGGTATCGCAGTTGGTGCAATTTTGGCATTTGGTACGATCGGCGCATGTGGAATGTTTCTTAGCGAGTATTTTGAAAAGCGTAAGTACCAAAACAAAGAAGTTCCAGACTCTCTGTTCGTTGCAAAGTATAAGTCGTACAAGTCAAAGGTCTGTCCGATGGTGGAGTACGATAAGTGAATAAAGAAGACCGCAATAAGGCAATCGAGAAGATTCAGTCTGATGTTGAAGATATCAAGCGTGATGTTGCTTGGATCATTCAGCATCTCCTTAAGAAAGATGAACCCAATCCAATTCCTCCTCATGTTCCATATCCTCCCAATGACATTGATCCTTACTTTGGTGTAACGAGATGTCAAAAGTGTGGAATGGAGTTTAGAGGAGTAATGGGATATGTCTGTGCTGATATTCACTGTCCTACGTTTATGAGACCGTATTACGGCACGAAAATTGTCACCACAGGGTACACTCCCTGGCAATCATATAATGAGGAATCTAAAGAATGAGCAATATGTTGAAATGGGCGGAAGCCGAACTTAAACTGGCTGGATACGATATCAATGATCCAGAAGATGGACCGAACCGTTGGCTTGCAGAAGGAACACTCGAGCTTCTGAAAGTGTTCTCAGAACAAGGTCACAGCGGTATGTCAGCACCGTATGCAGTAGCTCTGTTTGAGAAGCTTGCATCGTGGAAACCTATTGCTCCTTTGACTGGCGAATCTGACGAGTGGACGGAAGTCAGCGCAGACATGTGGCAGAACAAACGCTCTAGCAATGTGTTCAAAGGTGAAGACGGTCGACCATACTGGATGGATGGTCGAGTGTTCTGGGAATGGTATTCGTCGCCTGATATTGACGAAGGTAAACCATATAAGAGCTACTATACGGGTCGTGAAAGCCGAGTGTTTATCGAGTTTCCGTGGACACAGCCAGAAAAGCCTGAGTATGTGTTTGTGCCAACTGATGAATTTCCAAACGAGGTGATTGAATGAAAGTATACATAGGACCTTACCGCTACCGTTGGATTTCTAATATCCACGATCGCTGGATGAATAGAAAGTACGCCGAGACTTGGTGGGATATGGATGATGACAAGTTCTCTCGTATGGACAGGATTGTTCACAAACTTGAGCGTGGGCTTCAAACCATCTACAACAAAACCATTAATAAGTATCTTGACAAAGCTCAGCGCAAAGTTAAGATACACGTTGACGGATATGATGTTTGGGGTGCTGATCATACGATTGCAATGCTTGTTCATCCTTTGCTATTGAAGCTGAAAGAGAACAAGCATGGTGCTCCTTACGTAGATGATGAGGATGTTCCTGAGCATCTTCGTAGCACTGCTGCACCACCAAAAAAGGATGAGTGGGATATTGATGATAACCACTCTAAGCGTTGGGACTGGGTTCTCGACGAGATGATCTGGGCCTTTGAACAATGTGCAAAGGAAGATACTGGTGACGATCAATTCTATTCTGGTGAAGTGGATTGGACGTTTGTAAAAGAAGACGACAAATACTCTAGAATGGAATATGGCCCGAACCATACGTTCAAGATTGACGAAGAAGGTAAGAAGGCTCATTACGAACGTATCAAGAATGGACACAGACTATTTGGAAAATATTACTTCTCTTTGTGGGACTAGGGGTTTACAAACCATTTCGAATCCCTTATATTGATAATGTAATAGGAGGAATAAAATAATGAATCTACGACCAATAATGCTGAATGCTGTTCGGCGGCATGCGTCAGCACACATTGAGAAACATCGAATTAATATTGAGGTATACTTGGCCAATCCTGTTGGGATTGGCGAACATTCTGATATCATGGATGCTATTGAAAAAGAACTAGAAGAAATGGCAAAGTATCACGACCATCTCGAGATTCTTGACAAATATTTTTCAGGGGATGAATAAATGGATTTCTATATCGTTACATCAAGTGAGAAGCTCTACAAGCTGGACACGAAAGGTAAAGTACGTGTCTGGCGTGGAGAGACTGGCACTGACGGTGACCGTTGGGCTTGGAGGTCAATTGCTGGTTTACAAGATGGCAAACACGTAACATCTGAGTGGCTAGTTGTAGAACAAAAGAACGTAGGTCGTGCAAACGAAACTTCTCTTAAACACCAGGCACTCTTTGAGATGATGGCAGAGTTTAAGAAGAAAGAAGATACCGGCTATTTCTCTAACATCGATATGATCCATACATTCGATAAGTTTAAGCCGATGTTGGCAGAGAAGTACGATGAAGTTCCTATTAACTGGTCAAAGGGATATATCTACAGTCAGCCGAAGCTTGATGGCATTCGTTGTATTGCTCGTAAGGATGGTCTGTGGACACGGTCTGGTAAAGAGATTGTAGCTGTCCCACATATCTGGGAATCGCTGAAGTCATTCTTTGCTGATTATCCTGATATGATTCTTGATGGCGAACTCTATAACCACGAACTGAAAGACGACTTCAATACGATCGTATCGCTTGTTCGTAAGACTAAGCCGAAGGATGAAGATCTAGTTAAATCAAAAGAACTGGTCCAGTACCATGTCTATGACGTATACCACTTGGATAACATTAATATGCCTTTCCGTCAGCGTGAAGCATTGCGTTGGAAAGCCCACACGAACTATATCCATATCGTTCCTACGATGCAGGTTACAGACCCTAAGTCGATCGATAGTTTGTATGAAGGTTATCTGGAACATGGCTATGAAGGACAGATGATTCGCACGGACTCCGCGTACGCGAACAAGCGCACGAAGGATCTTTTGAAACGAAAAGAATTCCTTACTGATGAATTCGAGGTTGTCGAGTTGCTCGAAGGTCTTGGTAACTGGCAAGGGTGTGTCAAACATCTTGTTCTTAAACTGAATGATACTACTACGTTCCAAGCTGGTATTCGTGGTGATCTACAGACTCTTGGTGATATGTGGAAGAACCAGGATAAGCCTGATTGGGTTACACTGCGTTACTTTACTCCTACCCCCGATGGCATTCCTCGTTTCCCTGTCGTAATTGATTGGGGAAAAGGAAAAAGATTGGATTAATTTGAAATAGGGGGTTTACATTTCGTTTTAGATAGATTATATCTACATTATAGGGAACGAAAGGAAACCCAATGATTACCATCTACCAGATCCAACTGACCGACGATCAGATCCTCGCGATCAATGCAGGTCGTAACGTGGAAGCTTTCACCGTTCGTAATCGGATGGGTCTGGGGTTTGATAACTCTAAGTTCTCCGAAGATTACCTGAAGCACTACGTCAAAGGTTGGGAAATCGATACCACCGACCTGGACGAAGCGTTCGAAGTTTCGAATGGGATTGGTGATCGCTATAAGGGTAATCGCATCGGTCGTGCACATTCTGGTTCGGTTGGCGATATCTTCGTCGATGATAACGGTGATTGCTTCATCTGCGACACCTTTGGATTTGTAGCTGTTGGCTACTACAAAATGGAGGCTTGATCGTGTACAAGATCTATGCACACTACGAAGAATTTGATCGTAAGACAGGTAATCGCTACGAATCTTACGATCTTTTCAAAGCAGATACCAAAGACGAGGCTGAAAAACTAGTTGAAGGTCTTGACAAAACGTACTATGAATACATTGAAATCGTAAAGGCTCTCTAAATGCTGATCGTATTTGATATCGATGGAACGCTCGCTAACATCGAACACAGGCTGCATCACGTTCGTAGCAAGCCTAAGAACTGGCCAGCATTTGATGCTGGCATTCCGAATGATAAGGTAAATGAGCCTGTCGCAGAAGCATTCCGCTCGCTGTCTGCATTTAACACTATCATTCTTGCGAGTGGGCGGAATGAGCGTAGTCGCTCTGCTACTGAAAAGTGGCTACAGAGCAATGGGTTTTATGAATACGAAAAACTCTACATGCGGAAGGCAGACGACTTCCGCGGCGACGATGTTGTAAAGCAGGAAATCTTGGATCAAATCGTTGCTGACTATGGTAAGAAGCCAGACATGGTGTTTGACGATAGACCCCGTGTGGTTCGCATGTGGCGTGATAACGGTATCTTTGTGTTTAACGTCTATCAAGGCGAGGAGGACTTCTAATGAATGAACATTTCGCTAAACTTGTATTCTTTCTTCTTGAGCTTGAAAGGGAAAAACCATATACAATGTATGCAACATGGCGAGTTAATGAAGTAGTTGATAGCCTTGCTGCTATTATGAATGTAGAACCATATCAACTGAGGGACCTGGTAAAATGATTAACACATCAGGCGCATATATTCTTGTTCTGATCTACACTTGGAACGCCTCTGCTATGATAACGATAGAATTCCCTAATTATGATTCTTGCAAAGCTGCTATTACGCAACTTGAACCGGTGCACACCTTGCAAGGATATTGTATTGCAAAGGAAGTAAAATGAGTGACGAAGAATTGATTAAGAAGCTGCGACAGCACAGATACAATACATGGAATGATGATTTAGGCCCAGAACGAGACAAAGCACTTGCCGCCGACCGTATTGAATATCTCTCGAAGAAGCTAAAACTTCTCGAGAAGACCGACCTGTATATGAAGACGATGTATCCTGAACATACAGGATTCTACTTCATCTGTGGTGAAGGTGGAACAAAGGATGACAATGGTCTTCCTGAACGTCTGCACGTCTGTCCTGCATATGGAGCAGACTGGATAATGGTATATACACGAACCGATAAAACCTCTGGACCGGAGTATTGAGATGACCAAATATGCAATCGTAACTGCTATCTCGTCTTACCGTATGCGTTACTGCATTCCAGTAGATGAACTGCAACAACTGAACACCGAGGTTCCTATCGAAGGTCACGAGATTGAGTGGGCTGAAGACTGTGTTACCTGTGGCGAAGTAGAGGAATTCTCTCAGAAGCACATTGGTGAACAGATCATCGATGCAGTTGTTATCGATGAAGATGCTATGCTTGGACAGTTTGATAAAGATAATGACTATCTTGTCGAATGGACCAAAGAGAAAAAGATCCAGCACGTACGCAACTGGAAGTTTGATAAAACAGGATACAGCCTATAATGACTACGATCTATAAAGGTGTAGTGTCGAAGGAGTTTGTCACTCGTCGTGATAAGCAAGTCGCAGAAGATAAGCGGGACTATGATACTGCTATGAGACAGTGGGACTTCGAATATCCGGAGTATCATCAATCCAAAGTCGGTGGTCATACCATCTATCATGGTTACGAATACGACACCAAACATCCTTTCTTCGGCAACTGTGACTTCAAACACGTCAACAGATTCGATGAAATCCATATCTCTCCATACATCCTTAAGCAACTGCAGAAGGGTAAGATCAATCACATTGTGGCATGGAGGTTCCTTGAAAAGGATTGGGGCAAATCCTTACAAGAAGGTGACGAAGTCAAGTATTCGATCCTAGAATATATTCCTACCTCTGAAATACTTACTGCTATTCAGGAAAAAAGTGAAGCTAGGGGGTTTACAATTAAGACGTAAAGTCTTATATTAGTAAGGTAACAGAGGAGATACATCATGAACGGCTTCGATATCCAATCCGCTTCTGAAGTTGCTAACCGCCTTCGCGCTATCACTCGTCGTGCAAAGACTTTCAATCACGACCGGGAACGGATCTTGGAAGAGATTATCTTTATGGCAGAAAACTTTGAACTCCTTGCCCTTCGCATCGGTGACGAGATGGAAAGGGAAATGGCATGATTGGAAAGTTTATAGATGGGTTTATCGAGGGGTTGATTAAGTCCCTTCCTTATTCCCTTGCATTTTGGTGTGGATTTTATTTAGGTATTTTGTATATGTTGTGAAATAGGGGGTTTACATTCCTATCACAAGGCCTTATATAAAGAACGTAACCAAGGAGAATCCCATGACGATCGCAGTCACCTACGAAGAACGTATCGCTCTTATCAAGCGCATTGCTGAACGCAAAAAGACTTTGACTAAGGTCAAGACTAAGTCGCAGTCTGTCTTTGATATCATGGACAAGTACGAAGATACGGAAAAGCGTAACGCTAAGTTCGTAGAAGAAGATAAATCCAAGAATGATAACCACTGGACTGACGCTCCTAAGTACGCAAAGGAGCACTACGGTGAAGTCTATCACGCAACTACGAGGTACGACAATGACTGGGAATGATAGAACGCACATTATCCTTTTCGAACTAAAGGATGAAATCCAAGAACTACAATGGAACATTAAAGAGCTTAGTGGCGTTGTCGCTGAGCTCTCTCGTGATGTAAAGGTCCTTAAACATAGGGTCGATGAGATTAATATGCATACCGAAGGAGATGGTAAATGACTCGTGAAGAGATGATGGAACAATTAGTCAAGCGTGAATGTCGAGTGATCTTCCGCAAGGCAAACGGTGAAGAGCGTGATATGATCTGCACTCTTCAAGAGTCCGTGGTTCCTGCTGCAACCAAGGCAGATCCGCTTTCCCAAACGAAGGTGCGGTCAATCAATGAAGAAGTTATTCCTGTCTGGGATGTGAAAGCACAAGGTTGGCGGTCGTTCCGTGTTGATAGTGTAATCTCTTTCTCGTGATTGTAATCTGTATAAATAGTCTGAACTACATTGGAGTACAAAATGTGGATTGACCCCATCACTTTAAACTGGATCATCATTGGTGTCGCATCCTTTGTGGCTATGATGATCGGTTACTCCGTTGGACGTAAAGGCAATGAGTCTATTATCGCAGGTACAATTTCATATCTTTCCGATGAAGGGTTTGTCAAGTCTTATACAGACGAAGAAGGCGAACTCCACCTAGTTAAACTGAATGAGGATATGCCCAATGGCCGCCGTCGTAAGAAGAACGCAACCAAAGCGTAAGAAAGCTACCCCACTTCCTCGCAAACCCAGAACTGGTATCTTAGCAGCACCCACTGAGTCATATCAGTGGTTTGCTGAATACCTTCGTACGGATGTCGAGAAGAAAGAGATTGCTGGGGTAATCCGTAACTACATCAAAGAGAATTATAAAGGGGAAGAACGTACTCTTCTCCTGAATGCTCCTGACTATTACTATACGAGCGAGTATGGTGTAGCTGCTACTATCCAGTGGAAGAGCCTAGGATACCCATGGCCCGACCGGTGGGATGGTAATAAGAAGATCCAGTCTTACATCGACCGTACTCGTGCTGCTGCTCTGAAGAAGCTGCTGGACAAGCAAGAGGATAGTGATACACCCAAGATCACTCAACGTTCTCCAATGGAAGTGGTGAAGGAAAGAACTACTGACTTCATTGCAAACATCGAAGAGGTGTTGGACCTTTTCTATAAAGGTGTACATGTTGACATCGAAAACTATTCTGTCTATAATGAGATGATCAAGGCAGATCTGAATTCGTTCTCTGCCAAGCACGTTCTGGATTATTATATCCCTCTACAAAAAGAGGTAGAGGAACTGGTGAATGAAAAGACCGGCGATTTAGTTGAAGGTTATCGTCATATGCCAGTTGCTGAACGTCGTAGATATCTTACTCTGGTACAGAAGATTGTCGATGATACGAAGCGCTATCTGCTTTCTAAGAAGGCGAAGCGCGCTCCAGCAAAGCCGAAGGTAAAGACTGCTGATAAGCAGATTACCAAGATCGTCTATGCAAAGGATTCTGCTGAGTTTAAACTTACATCGATTAACCCCATGCAGATCATCGGTGCTAAGAGGTTGTTTACTTTCAACGTAAAAGAACGTATAATTACAGAGTACGTTACACGATCCTCAAAAGGATTCGAGATGAAGGGAACTACACTCCAGCTTTTCGATGAGGAGCAATCCCGATCCATTCGTCTACGTAAGCCAGATGAGTCTCTGACGATCTTCCTTACGAAACCGAAGACATATATCCATAAGCATTGGGATACGCTTACTACGAAGGCAACTAAACCAACCGGACGTATCAACAAGGATACAATCATTTTAAGAGTAATGGATGCATGAATAACTTTTTAACTAAATCGGAATTTTCTAGGATCGTAGAGAAGCATGTGCTTGATCGAAAGATGAGCTATATGGAAGCAGCACTATGTGCTTGTGAAGATCATGGCATTGATCCAGAAGACATAAAGAAATTTGTATCTACTCCTATCCGCGACAAGATCGAAGGTGAAGCTATGAAGCTGAATTTGATCCCTCGAAGTAATGAGCTTTTCTTTTGATGAAAAAGTTCGTAGTCACAGGAACCCCTAGAAGTGGTACTACCTTTCTATGTGATTGTATAGCTAAACTTGATAATGTTTATATGAATGAGTCTAATCACTATGAGCCATTCATATATGGTAGCAACATCTTAGATGAAGCTAAATATCTCTACAATCTAGAAAAAAACTATCCGAACAAGATCGTGGGATTTAAAGCATTCCTTGGGGATTCTTTTTTCTTGCAAGATCATATGAAATCCTACGATCCTATTGTTATTATAAGACGGGATGTGAGTAAGGTTTTTCTGAGTCAATTGATCTTAGGGAAAAAGGGAGCTGATAAAAATTTCAGTAGTAAAAATAGAAAAGGTATTGAATCTGTAGAATTCAATCGCAGATCACTTCAGTTCAATGCTAAAACTCTTTTGAAATGGTACTACTATGGGGAATTGATTCCTGCAAAGGTTAAACTTTATTTCGAAGATATCTTAGAGGGAAAGACCTATCCGGAGCTTGATCAATATTTCGGAAATAAAATTGATTTGAATACGAATTACCAAGAGGCAGACCTTAGTGTCTATCACTCTGACTATGCCCCACTAATTAAATTCCTGAGAGATACTGCAATTTCTCTAGGACCGGAAAATTTTCCTGATTATATAAGGGAAAATCTGCATATATAGTATGTACTTCGGTACACATATATGGTATAATACACTGTTCATACAACGCAATATAAGGAACATAACATGTCTTTTGCAAATCTCAAGCGCAGCCGCAACTCTATCGACAAGCTCGTTCAAGCAGCTCAGTCCGCAGGCGGTGGCGAAAAATCCTCCTACAAAGATGATCGTCTCTGGAAGCCAACTGTCGATAAGATGGGTAATGGCTATGCGGTCATTCGTTTCCTTCCTGCAGCTGAAGGTCAAGATCTACCTTGGACTCGTTACTGGGATCACGGCTTCAAAGGCCCAACCGGTAAGTGGTACATCGAACGTTCTCTGACGACTCTCGGTCAAGAAGATCCTGTTGGTAAGCTCAACAGCAAACTCTGGAATATGTCTGATGACGATAAGTCAGAGACTCGTAAGCAAGCACGTGACCAGAAGCGTCGACTGCACTATGTTGCTAACGTTCTGGTTGTCTCAGATCCTGCTAACCCAGACAACGAAGGTAAAGTCTTCTTGTACGAGTTTGGTAAGAAGATCTTTGATAAGGTTATGGACGCCATGCAGCCTCAGTACGCTGATGAAACTCCTATGAACCCATTCGACTTCTGGGCTGGTGCTAACTTTAAGATCAAGATCCGTAAAGTCGATGGTTGGGTCAACTATGATAAGTCAGAGTTTGATTCCCCTAGCGAACTCTTCGATGGTGATGAAACTAAGCTTGAAGGCACCTACAACTCCCTTCACGATCTGGGCGAATATACCGATCCGAAGAACTATAAGAGCTACGCAGAGCTTGAGCGTAAGATGAATGAGGTGCTTGGCACTGATAAGGTTCTTACACCTACTCAAGAGGTTCAGCTTGGTAATCAATCATCTTCACGTACTATGCGTGAAGCTCCTCCACAGAACATCGAAGAGATGGTTTCCGAAGAGGATGAAGATGATAGCCAAGAGGATGTTACGAGTTACTTTGCTCGTCTCGCAAACGGTTAAGGTAGAGCCTCGATATACTGAACATCCATTGAGCTTAGGCCGTCGCCTGCACCAATTTGATTGTTCTGTACAGTAGTGCTACCAGCATTATAGGTTGATCCGAATACTACATTATTAGAGGCGGCTCCGGCCGCCTTCATATTTGCTACTTCTTCCTCGAGTTGTTTCATCTCTGATGATTTTGGTGGTGGTGTATAAGGGGTTACCCCACTCTGAAGATCCGCTCCGCTAGATGCGAATCTTCCACGACCAGCATATCCTGCAGCTCGCGCACCCGCGTAAGATTTCGTTCTAGTGATATTATCTGCTTTGAATTGATCATGTAACACAACTGCAGCTTCTTCAAGCTGCTTACCGGTCATATTGGCGACATCTTTCAGACCTAATTCATCAATAACCCGAGGTTCCAGTTGTTTTAAGTTATTATGAAGTAGTTTTATATCTTCAATCTTACTTGGGCCACCTTCACGCATCATCAAAATCATATCATTATAGGTTTTTGCTCCAAAGCCAGTACGGGTCCCGTCGGCTAAGTCAGAAGGCATTAATGCAAGTTGGGCTGCTAGAAGTGACCCAGATCCTAATACTCTTGCTGTAGTCCCAGCTGCTCTGGCGACGCTAGCGCCTGTAGCTGTGGAAGATTTGCTAGCAATCGATGCTGTAACACGAGCTGCTTCTTCAGCCTGGCCGATTGGATCTAGTAAATTTAATCCTCTAAGACCGGTGTCTGCACCAACTCTCCCCATATCTCCTGCACTAATACCAGCAGGTTTTTTAGTTGGTATATTTTTTAGGGCATCTTCAACAGAAACAAATTTACCAGATGCATCTTTTAGTTGAGCCCCAGTCTTGTTGTTAACAACGGTGTATCCCTTAGCCTCAAGTTCTTTTAAAACATCAGCAGAGATTTCACTAATTTTTGTTTTAGGTTTCTTAACAGTAGATTCGATTGGGGCTGCTGATTTAGTTTCCGATTCATTTATAGTATAAGCAGCAACCCCTCTCATTTCAGCTAAGGCTTTAGCTTGAACTTTTTTGTCCTGTAAATTTTTAGTTGCCTTTGCTTCCATCTCTATTTTCTTAAGATCAGCTTCTCTTTGTTTAGCTTCGAATCTCTTTACTTCTGCATTTGTAGCTGCATTGGCCTTTGCTATTTTTTCTTTTTCGGCTGCTTCTGCTACACGTATTTTGTCTTGAGCCTCTTGAACCCTCCCCTGGCGGTTCATAGCTTTAGCTTCTTTTTCTGCTAATTTTTGTCTCTTATTGGCTTCAGCAGATTCTGATCTTAGTCTTTCTTCTTGTCTTTTTAGACGTTCAGCTTCTGCACGTTCCACTAATCTTTGATCTTTTGATTTTCTACGGAGTTCTTCTGCCTCTGCTCTTTGAATACCTCTTTGAGTTTTTACTCTATCATCAAATACATTTTTTAATGCTTTTGCAGATTCAGATAAACCAGTTAAAGCTACCGCCAAACCACCAGCAACCAGGCCTCTTAATGCTGCAAAAGCCGCTGCGATTAATGCAAAATCCTTTAACGAATCTAAAACATTTTTTGCTTCTTTTTTAGAAGTTTCGGCTAATCCGCTAGCTAATGTATCAGGTTTTTCCTTTGCAAACCCTTTTAAAAGCTTATTTCTTTCACGCTCGGCTTCTAGTTCATCTCCTCTACGATTTTTTATATCCTGAAGGAAGGCCTTCAGATTGTTATCAATCCTACCCAGAGATTCATTACCAGTTTTTTGACCTTCGAGAATTTTTTTATCATTCTCTTGGATCAATTCGCCGATTTCTTTTAACGTGATAGTCATTTACTTCATCTCTTTCATTCGTTGTTCTCGTTCTTTCATCTGATTAATCACAAGAGTAACATAAACTTCCCTTTCCCACGGAATCATATTGTAAAGATCATCCAGTGAATAATTATGATTTTCCATTAATTGAAAATTAGTTTCATAATGATTCAACAAAGAGTCATGGGAAAGGCCTATTCGAAAAAACTTGCTAATCCCCTAACAGTTGTTTTGTTATCATAACCGCAAGATCCGCATTTATATTTTATATCCAATTTTAGTTCTGGCATATTCAGAACAAATTTACGGAGTTTTTCAAACTGAGCAGAAGTCATTCCATTGACAAATTCTTCAATCGCTTCCTTTGACTCTTCCTTCATAACTACCCGTTCATCTTCAGCAAGAACAGCTTCAATACTGTTAATGATTATATTGTAGATTCTATCCACGTCAGTTTCACTGTTTCTTAATTCTGGGATATTCATAATATCGAAGTACGAAAGATATTTCATTTCAATTGATACTTTATTTGTCAGTTCAATTATATTACTAACTTCTTTATCGATTTCAACTTCAACATCATTTAGATTAACAGTTACTCTATTTTCGTGCTCACAGTTATCTTCAGCACATAGCAATATTAATTCTACGGTTTCCCCTACGGATTTCGATCTAATCTGTAAAAATAAATACTCAGCATCAAATGAAGTTAATTTTTTTACATCTATTTCATCTTCTAGACAAGATTTTATCAGATCCAGTGTGGCTCTTGTTATTTGATTTATATCGCCAGTCTCGGCAGCTATTAATAGTACTTTTTCTTCTTTTACTAGATAAGGCCTAAATCTTGTTTTCCTGTTCATTGAAGGTATAACCAAATCATACTTAGGGGTATCATTTAACTTAGGTAGTGCCATTTCAATCGTCCTTATAATTTAGAATATTTTATTCAAGAGTTCTTCAGCTTTGTTTTCTAAAAAGCTTTCTAGCTTATATAGCGGATTTACAGTAGATTCCCAATTTCTGTAGGAAAGTTGTACGGTTAATTCGATTACATCATCGGTTCTAGCATTTCCTAGTTCAATCGCATTCATAGTGGTAGGAAATGCATTTTTTAATACACATTCATAAACAATCTGATTACCGCCTAAAAAGGATACGTCTAAACTCCCTTGAGCGAGATTAATCGGTCCTAGACTTGGTAACTTCTTCGCTATAAGACTTGGTATAAAAGGTATATTAATAGGGGTTTGGTATATCGGTAGATCGAAGCCTTTGGTCAGCTGCTGGATTCTTATATCAAAGGCATAGTCCTTTAAATATCCTACTTCCAGTGAAGACTGATTAATACAAAGATTCTGCCAGCGCTCGAAGTATGTTCGAATACCATAATCGTTTAAGAGTAAGAATGTAAGTGAAACATCATCATAGGCTTGGTCATAAGCAATCTTCTGATTAATTAGACCGATCTTTTTCTCCTGAGTCATAATCTGACGGCCAGGAATATTCACTGAGCTACAAAGAAGATTCACCTCTTCAGAAGTAGCGCCAGCGATTGCAGGAAAGAATACTCTATAGACGTTCCCACGGGCGATGCCATACTTTCTCGATACTAGCGATTTCAGTTTATCGATCGAATCAGCCATTTATTTTCCTTCTAGAATCTCTATAGACCTGCGTCTTTGTAGCTTTTTGGAAATCAGCTGTTGGTAGAAATGTAGCAATTTCCCATTCTGGCGATTCAACCATCGCAAACCTTGATCTTACCTGTGAATTCAGATAATGCTTTATACAGGGTTTAAAATATTTCATCTTACCCGCTCTTTGTAGCATATTATAGGTCACGTTAAATTTCGTGGTCTCGTTATAGATTTTATTATTCGTTACATCTAGAAGAGAATCTAAGAACTTTGCTCTTAAAACTGGCGGAAGGTAGTGTAGGTTTAACCCCAGGAATCCACCTTCCGCCGGACCGATTACAATCACTAAAGGGAAAGTGTCATAATAAGGCAAAGTATCTTTATGTTTTGGATCATAATAAAACATGTACATGTTTCCTATGACTCCCCTATTCTTTAACTGAATAGGTTCTTCTTTCATTAATTGACTACGATTAATATTTTTTAACTGCGCAGATTTCAGTCTGAACCATTCGCGAGATTCGCGGGTTCGAAGAGTTAACCCCTTACGGAAAGCTTCGATTTCGAGTGTATAGAATAAATTTGACATGCTACTATTTATGTTGATTTCTTAGGCTTTTTGTAAGGCTTTAATTGTTTTGTAGATTTTGGCTTAATACCCATTTGCTCTAGTGTATCTTCTGTCCAGATTTGAAATCCCCATCCATTGTCCGCTGCAAACTTCTGTGCTGCAGCCCATTTGTTCATATTCTTTACGTAGGTCAGGCCTTCGTTAATGTACTGCTTTGTTTTTCTACCAGCAAATGTAGGCGGGGTGGTTTCTTTCTTCGGCTTAATCTCCACAAGAACTGTAGTGTTGTTCGAGAAAGTTATTTTTAGATCCATAAAATAGCGATGGTACTTCTTATCTACCTCGTAGAAATATGGTATAACAACCTCTTCACTTGACCAGCTTTTTACCTCATTACTTTCATCACACCATTTAAAGCAATACTTCTCCCAAAGCGATCTATACACCACATTGGTAAAATCGCCTTTATATTTACTTGCGTTTTTAACGCGGTATTTCCCAGAATAAGCCATAAAATTCCATATAAATAATGCTAGATTCCATTATTTATAAGGAAACCACATGAAGGGTTTTTTCACATACCCCTTAGAGAATCAAGATGATTATAAGGGGAAGATGATATTTCAAGTGGTAAATGAAGCCGCTGAAAGAAATATCCAGATTGATTATGGGGGATTTGCTGGTTCTGTCATATCAGCCGCTGCGGAAACGGTAGCTACTGTAGCTGAAGCAGGTTTAACTGCTATCGGTACAGGCATCGCACAAGCTACTGGTATTGGTTCTACGCCTGGATCTTTTGCTTTTAATAGAACAGGCAATGAATATAAAGGGGCTAGTAAAGAGCTTACTGCTCTTACCGATAGGAAAGTGACCCTTTATCTCCCACAAGCGATTCAGATTCAAGATGCTGCGACATATGATAACAACGTAGAGCTTGGTGCTATCGGTGGTGGCATTATGAATTCTGCTGAAAATAATAGAAATAATTTCAATATTGGTAATGCAATCTCCAGTGCAACTACGAGTATTAACAATACTATAAAAGCTCTTTCGAGAGGTGACGTAACTGCTATTTCCCAAGAACAAGCCTCTATTGCTTCTCAGATGCTTCTGAAGAATGCTGGTGCAACTGGAGCATCCGCCGGTCTTGCTCTCGGAGCTATTACCGGGGTCACAGCTAACCCGAATCTTAGAACTCTGTTTAGATCTGTTCCTATTCGTAACTTCTCTTTTACATTTACACTAATGCCATCGAGTCAAAGAGAAGCCGAACAGATTAGATCAATCGTTCAGTTCTTCAGAGAAGAGTTATACCCAGAAGCATTATCCGTTGGCGGGATCGATTATGGATATAAATTCCCGAATCGAATGCTGATAAAAATGATCTATAAAGATAGGGAAATACCAGGTATTAAATTCTTACCTGTGTATCTTCAAAACTTTAATGCTGTCTATAACCCAAATGGTATGGGAATGCACAAAGACGGTAATTGGTCGGAAGTACAGATTACAATGACATTCACCGAGACTAAGCCACTTGCAAAACAAGATATCGAAAGAGGCTACTAATGTCTAAATTCTTCAATAATTTTCCACTACTCGCCTATAATTTTGGTGATGAAAATAAGCCTTCTATTTTCCAAAACATCTCTGCCTATATCTCAATCATAGATGAGATAAAAGACGAAGTTTCTGCTTATAATACGATTTTCATTGATGACGATGAAAGACCAGATACACTATCATATAAGTTATACAACGATGAAAGCTATTACTGGACTTTCTTCTACTTGAATGAGGATATCCGTGAAAGCGGCTGGCCGATGAATGAATTAGAGATTTACGATAAAGCAAAATTATATTATCCAAACTACACAGTTACCACAAGAGCACCAATATATGATATCTTTTTAGAAGGTGATACCGTTCTTGGTTTATCCTCTGGTACAACTGGCGTGGTGGTAAAAAGATATCTGGATCTAGGTCAAATTGTTATTGCAAAAGATACGACTACTAGAGAATTCAGACAGACTGAATTGATTCGTGCAAATAATAATATCGCAGACCAGGTTGCTTTAACTAGTTCTGTGGTGCAATATAATTCGGTACATCACTATGAAAACTCCTCGAAGATCTGGGTGGACATCGATCCATTTAGTCCTAGTCTTTCGGGTCTTACCCCTATAACCTACCTCGATCGAATCCTTGCTAAGAATACCGAGTTAAGAGAAATAAAAGTCTTTACAACAGAAACAGTTACTCAGATCCAATCTGAGTTTAATAAGCTTCTTCTGAGAGGAACCTAATGGTTAAGCCATATCAGTCTTCTACCGATTATATCATAAAGTCCGTGGAGATAACAGGGGACAATGGCGTAGTAATTAATTGTGCCAACCTTATCGCACAGTTAGAGATTTTTGAAAATCTAGACAGACCATTCCTCACTGGCAAGATGATGATGCGGGATGATATAAATTTCTTCGATGGGATTTACTTCAATGGAACCGAAAGATGTAAGATTCTTTTAGAGCAACCCATATCAAATGGGATTTCAGTTGAGTTAAATTTTATTCTTCGTAAGGTAGATGCTGTAAGAAAAACGAACGATCAAACAGAAGTAATGAGTATATCACTACTTGAGGAGAATGCGTTTAACTCTCAGTTAAGAAAGATTTCTAAATCTTTCAGTGGTTCACCTGATGAGATAATAGAAAAGCTTATGACCGAAATAGGTCAGTCAGTTGATATGCCAGCTATCAAGCCAGCTCAGTCCGGCTCTATTAAATACCTTGTCCCATATCTTACTGCATTCCAAGCAGCAGATACGGTAAAGAATAGAACAAGCACCGAGAACGGATTACCATATTTTCTATTTAAAACGATGAGTAATAAGAATATCCAATTTAAGTCATTAGAAGAGATGATGACTACCCCACCATGGAATCAGAACAAGCCTTATCGATATTCGAAAGCTTTCGCCGCTCAGTCATTGAATTTGACCCAAGAAGAAGCTTCCTATATTGTAGAGCAGTTCTCCTATGCGGCAAAAGATGATACTATGACTTTAATAGAAGCAGGCTCGGTATCAGCGGTTGTGGATATGATTGATGTTACGAGCGGGGTAAAAGAAAGATTCAGTTATAATGCTGAAGAGATGTTTCAGAAACTATATGACGCGAACGTATTAGAAGCGGGATATAATCCTGTCATTTCTTCTAGCTATAAGAATGGGGATTTAAATCTAGTCAATGCACCAGCTAAGAATATTAGTAGAATTGTTATGAATTCTACATATAGCGATTATAAGAATCTATCCCAAGAAGAAACTGCCGGGCAATTTAAATTAGATTTTATGAGAAGAGCTTTTAAAAATCTACTCTTTAAAAATTCTATCACAATAAGAGTTCCGGGGGTTCACTATCTACAAGGTGTGAATAGAAGTATTGGCACACAGATCGAATTCTATTATCCTAATAACAATGCTGCAGCTCTTGAAGGTTTAGGTTCTGACAGAGACCTAAAAGATCGTAAGCGCTCTGGTAAATACGTAATATATAGCGCAAGACATTTATTCGTTGCAAATAAACATACTGTTGATCTTACAGCAGTTAAGTTAGGGAATGAAAAGTAATGGATATTATTAGTAATGAATTCTATGGTGATACTACCAGATGGTTTATTGGAGTAGTAGAAGAAGTAGGAAATGACGAACCGAGATTAGGTAGAGTCCGTGTACGAATATATGGAATACACAGTGGAAGAGGTGACATACCTACCGAAGACCTTCCTTATGCACACACCGTTATTCCGACGACCGAGCCCGGTGTTTCTGGCTTAGGGAGAAACCCTTATCTTGCACCAGGTGCTACAGTTTTCGGTATTTTTCTAGATGGTAAACTTTCCCAGTTACCTTTAGTAATTGGTTCTATACCTACAATGCAAACTCCCTCTATTAACCAGATCAATAGTCAATCTCAAGATGAACTCTTTAATAGTGTCACAAAGAGTAGTCAGGGTTTTGATATACCGGGAGTTCCTGGTTCGGGCACGGGCGGGCGTACGGGAATTAAGAGTGCTCTCGTAGAAGGATTAGACAGTTATAACTATGATCCAGATGCGCCAGCCGGGAGAAACGTACAACTTTCCTGGGAATATTTAGTTGGACTAAATAAATATACTCCGGTGGCAGTTGCTGGTCTTATCGGAAACTTCTTAGCTGAATCAGGAAGCGGTAACCCGATTGACTTAAATATTACTGCAGTTGGTGATATTGGTTTAAGGTCAGCAGGGGATCTATCTTTTGGTATTGCACAATGGTATAATGGAACCGATCGATACAATAATCTAGAAAAATTTGCTGCAAGAAGAGGTAGATCAAAGGAAGATCTATTCACTCAGCTCGCATTCGTCGACTATGAATTATCTACTGTTCCTTTCTTTAGAGGTGCGGAGTTAAACAATATCCCTACCCCAACCTTAGCAGCTATACATGTAAGAAGATATTACGAAATTCCTGCTTGGGATGGTAATAAGATTAGTCCGGTCGATGGTAAACGTATGAGACTTGGAGAAGCAAAAGCAATTAATTATGCAAAGATGGTGTATAATCACTTTACCCGTAAGACTAAAGAGAGTGCTGCAGTATGACAATTATCTCAACTGAAGAGTTATCTAGACAATTAAATATTCTGAATAAGGTTACAAGTTCTTTTGAAGCGAACTCTGCGATATTAAATGTTGCTGAAGGATTTAAAAGTGCTGGACAAATGTCTCTAGGTGGAATATCAGATACTATTCCGAATCTTACAGATCAAGTAAAGAACGGTATTTCTTCGGAACTAGCTTCTCAGTTAACTGAAACCCTTGGTGGATTACCACAACTCAATTCACTCTTTTCTGGCAATTCACCAGTCTTAGCCGAGCTTGGTAAATTAAAAATGCTAGAAAATTTTGGTCCACCGAAGGGTGGTGTTCAGGCTCTTATGAAGTCTGCTGATGATCCGATTGATGAGCTCGACGCGAATTCTAGACCTGTATTAGCTAAAGTTGACGAATCTATGTCAGATCTAATACCAGATTTGAAAACAGAAATTTCTGGCGCCGATCTTGCAAATATGGATAAGATATTTTCAAATGAGAATATTACTATATCTTCCATATATGATAAAGGCACCCCGATGTTAGAGAATAATTCTGCAGTTACCAAGGATGTATATTCTGATGGATCTGTAGAAGCAATTGGTGGTGAACTGAAAAGAATCACTGGAAAAGATTTCAAACAATTAAACTCGGTCTTAAATAAATTAGGTCCAGTAGATTCTACACAGCCAATCGAAGAAATATTAGAAAAGAAAGAATCTAAACAATTTCAGAACCTAATGAAGACTAGCATTACGAAGCTTGAAACTGATTTAAATAAATCTCTGTCCCAACTAACAAGTGGTGGATCCGTAAAAGGGGTTGCTGAAAATCTTACAAATAATATTGCGACCACGCTTCGTGGACTTGGTATACCCGGTGCTGATTCACCCCAGATCAAGAACCTTATACTTGCCGGGAAAACCGAGGAAGCAATTAACGAGGTTCTGAAGAAAATACCAGTTCCTGATAGTATTGAGGAACTACTTGGTACTGTGGTAATTACGGACAGATTCTCGTATTATTATATAGTACAAGAAGGGAAGCGTCTCGCGAGCACCCCAGAACAGATTGCGGATGTAAACGAATTCGAAAGAAAAGGTGAAGCGGTTATAAATGCAATTACACCTGAATTGGGTAAGCTTTCTGGCACTGTAACCACTGCTACTAACCAAACCCCTTCGAATCCCAATCCTGTTAAGAATTCAAATAAATTCCAAACTGCGCAAACGTTAAATTCTGAAGAAGAAATTGTGAAGCTTCTCCAAGCTGTAAACAGAGAAATTACTTCAATTAAGATTATCCCTGGTAAACTTTCTTCTTCTTGGTCTTCGGCTACAGCAAGCGAATACGCTGAAGCGGTGTTCGGTACATATCAAGGAGCTTTAGCAGGTCTTGAGAATGATGGCCCAGCACATTTCTTTATAAGATCTGATGGTACAATTGAGACTATGAGAGATTTAAACAAACCAGCTATACCATCCGGGGATTTAACTGGGAACGAATACCTAGTCGAGATAATCTATAATAATGCCGGCGGTAAAACTACTATTTCACAAAATGCTTCGCTAAAAAAGATAGTTAGTGCTTTTTACAAATATGTTCCTGTCGGCGAGGTTTATACAAGTTCAAATAATTCATTTGATGCATCTCAATGGATTAAAACGAATTTTAATAAAACCAATGTACAAGATCCTACCCAAAGTCAAAAATATCTAAGTAAAGAAGAGTTAATTCAATTTAAGAATGAAACCTCTGAAAATACAAATAGAGAAATTAAGGATAACAATTAATGATTGAAGATCTTGATCCACCAGTAAATCCACCGAGTATACCAAGTGGAGGTTACGATGATCCTAGAGGCGAATACCCTACACCGAAATACTGGAATTCCCCATCTCTGAATAAAGAAGTAACTGGGGAAGAAAAAACCGCAGTCGAGGTCGGTGGTGGGGATATTGGTATTGATGCATTCGGTGAGATTGATGATGAAATCCCATCAGAATATGGTAGGATACAAGTCCAAGAAACACCAGGTGGTCATAAGATCATTATGGATGATACACCAGGCGGGGAAAGATTAATCCTTAAACATAGAACTGGTGCAGGTATTTCTATAGCTGCAAATGGTTCTGTGAATATACGATCTACTAATAATATGGTAATATCGGTTGATGCAAATGGTGGTATTATCGTAGAGGGCAACTTAAATATCTCCTCGAAGAATCTAAAGGTCGATGTTACAGGGGACTTGGATTTAAATATTACAGGTGATTGGAATACAACAGTTGCTGGTAATAAGAATGAAACTGTCTACGGACACCATCGTACTACAGTTAGTGGCAATATGAGTGAAACGGTTTCTGGAAGTAAATCCGAGACAGTGGTTCAATCTCAGACAAATACTATCCTTGGAACATGTACTGATGTTGTAAAAGGCGATAGAAGAAATACAACTGGTGGTAATCTATTCCAATCTACTGGTGGTAATTTCAAAGGATCCGCACAAGGTGAATACACTGTGGCAGCTCCTAGCATGAATATGTCTGCTGCTGATATGACAATTATTGGTGCTGGTGGAACTATAGGTGGCGAGAATATTATTATGTACAACTATAACATGTATGCTGGTCATAGTGTATATGCTGGTGATACATTTAGTGCACCTACCGGAAACATTACCAGATTAAATGGTACTTCAGCCCATTATACGACTTTCCACGGATCTCTGAGTGGGACAGCATCAAGTGCACTCGCAGCTAACGTTGCTGCAGGTGTTGGCGGTGGCGGAGCTACTGTAACAACCTCGACCGCAACTAACGTTGCCAATGATACAAGAGCTAGCTATAAGCCAGATGCTGATTTAATGGGTAAGATTCTTTCGTATAGTACTCGTGGTATCAATGAGGTGTCTATTGATGCGGGAGATTATATTAAGAATAAGATAGACCGTACTGCAGTCATGGGTGGCATTGCAAATCGTAAGCTAACCCCAGAAGAAGCCCGAATGAAGTTGAAAGATAATATCAACTCAAATAACGAAGACTTCATAGCTTCATTAGTGGCCGATGGATCTGTAAGTGAAACTTATTTCTCTAGCAAAGTACCGCCAGCAGTAGGAAGATCTTATTCAGGTTCGGGATCAGTGTCATTCGCTCCTGCAGGCGATTATACCTATGCATCTTCGTCTGGAGCAAACAAATATATTACTGGTACTCGGGATTTCCTAGGATTCAGTCCAGACCCACAGTACAATCCACAGGATGCAGATCCAAGAAAAGGTGCATTATCAATCGATGGTAAAACATTAGTTGGTAACGGTATACCAATCTCAACCTTCTTAGGTTCAAAGGGTGGATCGACGAATCTTGCTCATTTAGTTACTCTAGAAGAAAGACAAGCGTTGGCAAGACAGTTACTTCTGCAAGCCGAGGTTCTTAAGATAGCTAAACAGAACCAATATCAGTTTAGAAGATTCAGAGCGGTTGTTGCAGAAGGTGTTTATAAAAAAGCTTCGGGCGAGACATTAGAATCTGAATCAGTAACTGCTTTAGCCCAGACCGGAAGAGCAATTACTTACGAATTATACGATGCTAACAACAAATCCTATAATGAAGTAACCTACGAATTTGCAGAATATCTTGCAGAATATCTAACGGGTTATGATAAGATTATACTTTCATATGACACACTAGATCCAAGAAGCAGTTCGATGCAAAGTCAAGTAACAGTGATTATGCCAGAGGTAGATCAATACTTTAAGATTGTAGGAAAATCTAAACCAGACTTCGGTCTAAAAACAATATACAATGGTAAGAGCCTATCTGAAACCGATCTGGTAGAAGTAGATCCGTATGGTAACGTAGTTGACGAAGACCAGTTAGCAACTGCTCAAGAAGCTGCGGGGATTGTCGAGTATCAGCTCGGTGGTATTCGAAACAAGAAAGTTAAACCTGCTCTTGAAATAATCCTAGCTTCAGCTGCAAGAAGAGCAAAGATTGATAAAGTAGTAATCACTTCTGGACTGCAACCAGGCTATTCCGGTCGTAGAACTGGTTCTACAAGACACGACACAGGTTTGGCAGCAGACCTATATCTTATCTCAAATGGATCTGTGGTAACATTAGACACCACTCGTGGTAGAGAGATTATCTCTAGCTTTATAAGAGAAGCTGTAAATCTGGGTGTAAGAGGTGGTGGAATGAGCTCAGGATATATGGGTAATAGAGTGATGCACCTGGATCTACTTGGACAAGATGCTGGCGGTGGAAGATATAATCCTGATGTTAAGGTTGTTTGGAAGAGTGATTCTTGGTTTAGATCAGCTTTTTATGCTTAATCCATAATAATTAATATAAATAAAAGAAAAAGAGATTTTAATGGCAAGAGCTTTTTCGCTAGAGGATAAGAATCTTAATACTTCCTCTATTACCACATCTAGAAATAGACTCTATAAAGATGTAGATCTGACCTTAGCTATTAAGGGTAATGGAGACGTATATAAGAAATTAGATGCGGCGGCGGTAAAACAGTCTATTCGAAATCTCATTTTAACTAATCACGGTGATAAGCCATTCCGTTATAATTATGGTGGTAATCTTAGGGATTTACTTTTTGACCTAGCGGATGATGAAACAGAGTTTGATATAGAATCAGCTATTATATCTACAATAGAAAGATTTGAGCCAAGAGCACAAGTTATAAATGTAAATGCTAAATCAGATCCAGATAATAATTCTGTGGCAGTCACAATTGTTTTTAATATAGTAAATACAAAAGAAAAAGTTACCTTTACTACAATCCTTGCGAGGCTCAGATAAATGGCTACAACTATTAAATCAACAGCTCTTGATTTTGATAACATCAAAGAAGCCTTAAAAGATTATTTTAAATCCACAGATGAATTTGCTGATTATGATTTTGCGGCATCTGGATTAAATAACCTGATGGACGTTTTAGCTTATAACACCCATCTAAATGGATTAATAGCAAACTTTACCCTTAACGAATCTTTCCTGGGCACTGCCCAATTAAGATCATCACTTGTGTCACTCGCTACAGGTATTGGATATATCCCAGACACTAAAACAGCTTCTCGCGCGATCATCCGCGTGCGTGCGAACTTATCGGCTGTTACCTCTCGACCATCAGTTATTTCTTTACCGAAATATACTAGATTCACCGCTACTCTAGATGATGTATCCTATACATTCCAGACAATTGAAAACTATGATGCAGAAGATAATGGTTCAGGTATCTATTACTTTAAGACTGATACAGGCAGTGAAGAAATTCCTATTTACGAAGGATCTGTAAGAACAAAGACCTTCTTGGTTGGCGAATATAGTGAAAATGATGTTTATATCATACCTGACGTAAACCTTGATGCTGATACAGTAGAGGTAAACGTTTACGAGTCTCCATCAGCTAGTGAATTTACAGCCTATCAGAATATCATTGACACAGTTTCTGTAAATGAAAATTCTACCCTTTATATTCTAAAAGAATCTCCGAATGGTTTCTACCAGCTTTCTTTTGGTGCAAATGATATTCTCGGGCGGGCGCCTCGCGCGGGGAATGCTATTCAGGTGAAATACCTTTCAACGAAAGGTGCTGTAGCTGATGGTATTACTTCATTCACCCCACAGGATACAATAGTAGTAGACGGTTCTAATCGTAGCCTTCTTATCTCTACTATATCACCTTCAGCAGGGGGTGATGAAAAAGAAACGATTGAATCTATCCGTCGTAATGCCCCATTCCAATATGCTACCCAAAATAGAATGGTTACACCAGAAGATTATACGTCGATCATACTTCGTAACTTCTCTACACTAATAAAAGATATAAAATCCTGGGGCGGAGAAGATAATCCTAAGCCGAAATTTGGCACAGTTTTTTCTTCCATTCTTTTTAAGGATGATGTTTCCACGGCACAAATACAATCCGTAAAAAACCAGATAGCTGATCTAGTAGATCAACTTGCTATTGTTTCATTTAATGTGGAATTTGCAGATCCGGTAGAAACCTTCGTAGAAACTTCAGTGTTCTTTCAGGTTAACCCTAGACTTACCCCTCTTTCTTTAAACACAATTAAAACAGAAGTAAGATCTGTTGTATCAAATTATTTTGATAACACCATTGGTAATTTTGATCAATCATTCAGAAGATCGAATCTTTTGACTTTGGTCGACGATGTTAGCCCAGCTGTTCTGTCTTCTCGAGCTGATGTGAAAATCCAACAAAGAATAACCCCAGTACTGAATTCCAGAAATACTTTTACATTAACCTTCCCAGCTGATCTTCGTGCACCGGATGACGAATTACCGGTAATTACTAGTAGCACATTTATTGTTAACAATACTGCAGCTATTATTCGTAATAAACTTTCTAGCACTATTTTACAGGTAGTTGCTGTTGGTACAAATGAGATTGTAGTTGATAATATAGGCTCATACGATCCGATTGCTAAATCTGTTCAAATTGTTTCTTTAAAACCAAGCGGCATTTCCGGGGCGGCAAATTATATAAAAATCTCTGCAGTTCCGGCAAACCAATCTTTTATTACTCCCACCTTAAATGATATCCTAAAATATGATGCCGAAGCTTCTTCAGTACAACCAGTAATTACAACGGCGATTAGCTAATGGATAAGACGTTAAAGGATAAGAATAGACGAGAGCTTGTATTCTCGCGGGATTACGTAGAGAGAGTTCTTCCTACGTATTTTGCGGAAGATTATCCTCAGTTTATTCAGTTTCTAAAAACTTATTATGAGTATTTAGATCAGGATGGTAATTTCGGCGATATCCTAAAAAATCTCGAGACTACTCGAGATATCGGTCAAACGAAGAAATCCAATCTAACCTTTATCGAGGATGAGCTTCTTCTTGGTCAAAACTACCTGGAAGGAATTCTTGACACCAGAACCGGTGCAGAACTTTCGAATAATTATTATAGAACAAAGGGTACTAAGTATTCTATTCAAAGATTCTTTAGAGCTTTCTTTGGGACAGATCCAGAAGTTATTTACGGTAAGAATTTTGTTTTTAATGTAGGCGAATCTCAGATAGGTCCGAACTCGCAGAAATATATCATTGATGATAAAGTATATCAATTTTGGGGCTTATTGATTAAGACTGATAGAGCTAGAAAAGAATGGATAGACCTCTATAAACTATTTGCTCATCCTGGTGGTATGTACGTCGGCTCTCAGGTTCAAGTTGTTTCTGTTAACGAAGACGCTAGCTTTGATACTATGCCTATCGCAATACCGCCAGCTTCTTCTATCCCGGTGTATACCTCTATTGCATATGCTCAATTCTCCCCACTCGGAGAATACTCTGGCCTTATCGCTTCAGAAGTTGATTCTTCAGGCTTTATGCGTATTGACCTCGATAGATCTCGTGTTGGAGACTTTATCGATACTACACCAACAGATACATATGGCACTGTTGAATATCTTGATACACACTATCAGAATATTAGAGACATGATAAAAGAAACCTCTCCACGCATGGACGAAGATTCAGGCGAAAGTGTAGGTGATCTATCAGCTATGAAGATTAGTAATAATCAAATTAGAATGGACGTGGATGCATTTGATTATTATGCGGATTCCTCCTATTAATTATGTATAAATACAACTATTAAAGATAGGGACAAATATGTCAAGACAGCATATTAACGTTGGCACTAATGCGAATGATGGAACCGGTGATACACTTAGAACCACCGGTCAGAAGATCAACTCTAACTTCGTTGAGCTATACAGAGTGCTCGGCGGGGATTCAGATCTTTTATCCAGCACGGTTCTTCTTGGTCCGAACCAGATTACCTTCGAAGGTCTTTCGTTTAATAATTTCGAAACAGTATTAACTACGGTTGAACCTACACAAGATAATCTTATCACTTTCCCAGATTCTACTGGTGAAGTAGTTCTTACTACCGCTGATCAAGATCTTTATAATAAGCATCTTTACAATGTTAAAATAGATGGTGATTTAAGATTACATGGAGTATCTGGTACTGGATATTACCTAATTAAATATAAAGGTGTAGTTGATTCTGATTCCGATCTTAATGTTAATATCCCTAATTTATTAGATAGTGATACTTTAGTATTTCAGAAACATACCCAAACTCTGACAAATAAAACACTGACATCCCCTACCATCAATAACCCTAGAATCGGAACAACAGTTCTTGATATAGCAGGGAATACTATATTAGCTTTGCCTACTACTGCATCCGCTGTGAATCACATTGAAATATCTGCTGCTACTACTGGTAATAAACCGACAATTAATACTCTTGGAACAGATACGAATATTGATCTAATGATCTCAGCAAAGGGAACGGGTGTAATCGAATTAGACGATCCTCTCCGCCTTGCACGTAGTAATTATTCAACTAATTCTACCATTTCGTTACAAGATAATATCGCACTGTTTAGCGGAACTTCTGGCACAAATACTTTCAAACTCCCGAGAGGAACCGGGAGAAACAACGTTCCTATGCTCTTTGTAAATGCAGGCGGTTCTGTTGCAACTGTGAGTGTAGATTCTAACGGTTCTGGAACCACTTGGTTTGGTCATACAGGATACAAAAATTTTACACTGAGAGAAAAAGCCTCTATCATGGGTATCTACAGTACTGAAACTTCAGGTGGGGCTACTGAAGGTTGGTATTTAATTGGACTGGACTCTGCTCGTGGTCTAGGTAATAGAGTCATTCTATCTTAAGGAAAATATAAATGGTTGCTATAATCACAGACGCAATTAAAAGACAGTTTATTCAAGAAATTTATGATGATCTATCAGACTCTGCAGCGTCTAGATATTATGTGGCCGTTGCTAAATCTGAAGATTGGAACGACTCTGATATCCCAGTCAATCCATCAAATACCGATAGAGAAGCCAGAAACTTTAGACTTGGTATGCAAGCCATAAAGCGTATTACCGATTACTCATTTACAGTTCCTAGATATAACTGGTCTTTCGGTACTACCTATTCAGCATATAACGATAATACTTCAGGATATCCTACTATCCCATATTACGTTTTAACCGAAGATAATGCTGTCTATATCTGTCTAAAGCAAGCAAAAACAGATGGTGGTATTGCTCAACCTTCTACGGTTAAACCAACCGGAACCTTAGTAAGAGAATATACAGCAGCTGATGGTTATGTCTGGAAGTTCCTTTACACCATTGGTACACTATCAGCTACAAAATTTCTAACCGCTAACTATATGCCGGTGCAGAAAATCCTGACAACCGACTCAGACTCATTAGCGGTAGAGATTGAACAGAAAGCTATACAAGATGCTGCGATTCCAGGCCAGGTAATTGGACTTCGAATCGTGAATGGTGGTGCTGGTTATGATGATGCACCTGTTCCTACTATTACCATTGTTGGAAACGGTACTGCTGCTCAGGGCTTAACTTGGGTTACTGGTGGGGTAATCACTAAAGTAGAAATGGATGAATCAGACGGCGAGATAATTGCTGGATCTGGATATAGTTGGGCTGAAGCTGTTATATCAGGTGGATCACCTACCACTGCTGCTAGTGTATTACCTATCCTAAGTCCAAAGAATGGATTTGGTGCTGATCCACGCATTGACCTAAAAGCAACAGCAATCATGTTTAACGTTATTCCTGATAGTGATGAGAATGGTGAATGGGTTATCGGTAACTCATTCCGTCAACTTGGTATTCTTAAAAATCCTAAGGTGGGTGATATAAGCAGCGATTCAGACTATATTGCCGCGGCGGGTAATACATTAAGAGGTTTACGTTTTGCTTCGGTCTCGACCGCATTTACAGTAGGCTCTACAATTCAAGGTGCAACATCTTCTGCAAAGGCACTAGTGGATAAAATCAGCGGAACTGGAAGTAGTACTATAATCTACTATCACCAATCAGAAGCTACTGGCTTTACCCAATTCCAGGAAGCAGAAGCTATTACAGAATTAAATGGACTTCCTGGTAGTGGTATTCTAAAAGCTGGGGCTTTTGACGCTGATTCTAGAGCTTATGACTATCCATCCGCAGATCCTTTCTCTGGCGAATTACTCTATATAGATAACAGAGCAAAGATTGATCGCGATGAGGGTCAAGCAGAAGACATTAAAATAATCATTCAGTTATAAGGACTAAAAATGGTAAGTCAAGTAATTAAAGACAGTTTCCTAAACATCTATAAGGATGATTATAGGGACAGTGACAACTATTATAAAATCCTATTTAATAATGGTAGAGCGCTACAACAGCGAGAGCTTAACCAGATGCAGACTATCATTAATAAGGATATAAAATCCTTTGCTGGATATATGCTTGATCCCGGTGCTGCTACAGAAGGCGGTGCAATTGCTGTACTAAAAGTTCCATTTATTAGATTAAATCTAGTTTCCAACCCACTACCTGCTAATCCTACATCAATTGAAAATGTCGTGTTTGAAGAAACCTCTACCGGTATTCAATTTAGAGTAGAGAAAGTTACCGCTGCTACTGGTATCATATATGTGACTTATATTGACCAAGCCGGAGAAGTAGTTACTGATACTGCAATATCAATCACAAATACAAATAGTACTTTAGTGGCTCAAGATGGGTCTGGGGTTACTCTTTCTACCTCTGCAACAAATACGCTAGTTTCTCCTATGACAGGGGAAGGTCTTCTGTGTATTCAGAATCCAGGTAGATTCTACGTTGATGAGCATTTCATCTATAGTCCAAGACAAATTATTATTCTTTCCGCTACAAGCTCGAATGCTGATGTCGTAGTAGGTCATAAAGTTTCCGAATCAATCGTAACAGTAAACGATAATGAAGACCTATATGACAACTCTGGTGCAAACTTAAACATCTCAGCGCCGGGTGCAGATAGATATAGAATTACTCTAGAACTTACTACTCAAGATTTAGTAGATTCATCTGATTATTTCATCCCGCAAATTAAAGTTGCTGATGGTAAGGTCGTTAGTGATAAAAATGCTGGGGCTAGCGGATTAAAAGCTACAGAAGATTTCCTTGCTATTCGTTTAAGAGAAATCCATGGTAACTTTACCCAACAGAATTTTATTATTACTTTCGAAGATGATCCAAATAACGCTGACGCTTTTAAAGTAATTATTAACCCGGGTAAGGCTTATGTTGGCGGTCACAGAGTTCATTTAAGAGAGCGTCTGGTCCTTACAGAAGCTCGTCCTAGAACTACCCAGGTTATTAATAATGAAACAACAACTGTAACTTACGGTAACTACGTTGTCGTAAGCGGTATGCAAAGTCTATTCGATGTCGGATCTTTCGAGAAAGTAAATATTAAACAAAGCTCTACTACCATTGGTACAGCTTATGTTAGAGCTATTGAAGAATTTGGCAGCAATTATAAAATTTACCTATTTGAAGTAAAAATGAATGCTGGTAAAAACTTTTCATCAGCTACCTCTATTCAAGATTCTACGAGTAATGCTGCAACTATCGTCCTAGAAAATGGTGTCGCTAGACTTTACGGTCAAGAAGATAGAAATCTGCTCTTTGGATTAAATCGTATTCGCCCAAAAAGTTTCTCAGATATCGTCTTCACTACTCAGAAGCATTTTGCCGCTCAAACCGCTGCAAGTAACCAGATTACCGTTTTAGCCGGTACAGGTAAAGCATTTGATGACACTGGTTCTTGGATAATTGTTAATGAAACTACCGACACAGTAGTAACTCCTACGATCACACTTTCTGGTGGAGGTAGTACTGCAGTTATTGGTGGTTTAACTAACGGGGAAAGTTATGCAGTACATGCCTATGTTCAACATTCCGGTACTTCTGGTTCAGTAAGAACTAAAACATTAACAAATAGAACAGATTCGGGATTATCTGTATCTGGTGGTGTAGTAACATTATCTCAGGTTGATGTGTACTCTATTACTTCTGTTATCGATAATACAACTAGTGCTGACATTACAAACAATTTCAAATTTTATAATGGCCAGACAGACAACTATTATGACTATGGTACACTAACCTTAAAAGGTGGTGCACCTACGCCAGCAAGCACAGTCACCGTAACTTATAGGCATTTCAACTGGGGTACTTCAGGAGACTTCTTCGCAGCATCAAGCTACACTGGAACTATTGACTATGAGGATATTCCAGCCTTTAGACTGAATAATGGTAATACTGTAGAGTTAAGAGAAGTATTAGACTTCAGACCGAAAAGATCAGGTTCAACATTCAGCGGATTTGCTCTTCCTAGAAATGGTGATCTAATTACTATGGACGTAGAATACTACCTCCCAGTCAGAGGTAGAATATTCATAACACGTGATGAAGTATTCGGGGTTTATTTCGGCGATCCAGCCTTTGATCCTAAGTTGAGAGATTTAGGAAATGACCTTGATACTATGGAAATCGCGAACTTCTATGCTAATCCTTATATGCTTAATACAGGGGATTTAGTTCTTAACTATACCCAGAATAAGCGATATACTATGAAAGAAATCTCTAACATTGATGAAAGATTAAAAGAACTAAAAGAATTCACTACTCTTTCGTTATTAGAGCTCGGAGCAGTAAATAAGAATGTTCTTGATGCTGAAGGATTCAATAGACTAAAAACAGGTATTACCGCTGACAACTTTAAAGACCACTTCCAGACCGATACGGCTGATGAAGAACATAGAGCTGCTATAGACTTCATCGAAGGCGTGGTTAGACCACAAACAACACAGAATTCTATTGATCTGGTTTTTGATTCTGATCTATCTAGCGGTGTTGTAAAGGTAGGCGATATAATTATCCTTGATTATGATGAAGAGGTTTGGAAGAACCAATCTTCAGTTTCTAGATCTATCCCTTTAGATGATACTATCTTGAAAAAATATCAAGGTGCTATTACAATGTCCCCTGGTACTGATAACTGGAAAGATACCAAAACTCTTCCCGATAAAGTGATTACCGGTAACCCAAGAATTGAGCCTAAGATAAATAACACCTTTAACTATAACTCAGTTAGCTGGCAGGGTATTAAAGCAGGTGATCTAGCAAATGCACAAAATGGAACTGTAGTAGCTACCGGTACTTCAACCTCATCTACTACTTCAACCGGTGGCGTAACAACTACTAAAACTGTAGGAGTAAAGGGTGGTACAAATACCATTACTACTACTACGGCTAAGCGAGAAACAACTGTTACTAAAACCCCAGTTTATAAATTGGAGGGAAGTACTTATCTTTCAGAATCTCTGGGTGAGTTTGTTCGCGCAAGAATTTCTATTCCTTATATGAGATCCAGATTCGTATCCTTTAAAGCGACCGGCTTAAGACCGAATACGCGTCACTTCGCATTCTTTGGTTCGACAGCGGTAGATGATTGGGTATACGCAGCGACTGGCCCAAGTGAATTCACAAGAGCTTCTGATCTTTCTAGAACTAGTGATTTCAGAAAATGCGGACCAGAACTTTCTAACTTTACTCAGTATCCTTTTGATGGGGGGGCAACCCAAATTGTGACCGACGCAAACGGTACAGTATCAGGTTGGTTCCTGATCCCAAATACAAGTAGTATTCGATTTAAAACCGGAAGAGTTACTTTTAGATTACTCGATATCAGTATATTAAGTGATGTAGGTGCAACATCTACAGCAAGTTTTGTCTATGAAGCGAATGGTACTTTAGAGCAAGTTCAAGAAGAAGTGCTTTCTACTAGAGTATATCAGATTTCTACGGCTATTGATACCGATACTTCTACAAAAGTTATTCCTGAAAGATCAAATACCGTCTTTACCCCAAATCCAGTACCAGTAAAGGTAGAAAAAGAATCCTGCTTTGTAAAAGGCACAAAGGTTAAGATGTTCGATGGTTCTGAAAAGAATATCGAAGACATACAGATCTTCGATATGCTGATGGGTCAGACTGGCCCTAATATGGTACTATCTTATGACCACTGGCCATTAGGAGGAAGAGATTTAATTGGTATTAATGGATCTGGACCTTTCAAAACTCCTGAACATCCTTTGATGACAAAAGAAGGTTGGAAAGCATATGATAGTGAACTTACTCAAATCCAAAAACCAGAGATTGCCCATCTAATGGTAAACGGCAGTTTAAAAATTGGCGACGAAATTTTCATGGGTAATGATACTTGGGTAAGAATAGAATCTCTTGAAGTTCACTCAAATGAACCAGAACAGGTAGTTTATAACTTCTATCTAAACGGAGACAACACTTATTATGCTAATGGTATGTTAGCACATAATAGATGTGGTACACCTCCGGGTAATCCAAGTTGTCATGGTGGCGGCGGGTATACCAGTGGACCTGGCTGGAGTGGAAGTGATATTAGACTGAAATCTGATATTCAGTATCTTTATAATATGGATGATATTAAGATCTATTCATTTAAATATCTATGGGACACCGTCACCAAGCATATTGGTGTAATGGCTCAAGATCTAATCGGAACTAAATATGCTAATGCTGTAGCTACCGATGAGAATGGATATTATAAAGTCGATTATAGTCAACTTCCGAATATACCTGGTAGAGATTAAATAGGCGAACCAAAAAGTCTATAAATAACAAGATAAGTTTATTAGGGAATTTCCATGAGTGAATCAAAACACGTAAGTCCGATGTTTCAGACATTTTATGTCGAAAACAAATTCGGGGTTTATATCACAAAAATCGGATTATTTTTCAGAACAAAATCTGACAAAGATGGCGTCAGAATTAATATCCGTGACTCATTTAAGGCCGGCCAATTAAGCCCGAACACCTTGGATATTATTCCTGGGACAGACGTATTTAAATCTGCTTCAGAAATTACTGTTTCAGAAAATGCTTCAGCAGAAACAATTTTTGAATTCGAAGAGCCTATTTATCTTTTCCCTGATAAATTCTATGCAATTGCCATTATTACAAATGATGGGGTCGGCTATGAAATTTGGTCAGCTACCGTCGGTGATTTTAACCTCGGCACCACCACTTCTAGAGTTTCTCAAGATCCTGACACTGGGGTATTATTCCGGGCAGCTGGTGGTTTAGCTAAAATCCCAGAAGGTATTACTGATCTAAAATATAAAATTTATAGAGCCAAGTTTAAATCTACCGGTGGTACAGTCGTATTAAAAGATGCTAATCCATCGAGACAATTACTCGAGACTAATCCGTTCCTTACCACTAACGCTTCAGCTGTTGTTCGTGTATATCACCCAGATCACGGTTTCCAGATAAACGATAAAGTGCATATCACCGGATTAACAGCCGGAACTTCTTATAATGGTATCACAGGTGCTCAAATGCTTGGCACTAGAACGGTTACCCAAATAGACGCTACCGGATATAAATTCACTGCTGGAGGTACTGCTTCTTCAAGTGGAAGAGTTGGTGGTGCGGCAGTGAAAGTAACAGAGCAATATGTATTCGATTTACTAACCCCTACTATCGATCATTACATTCCGAGAAACGTTGCAAAGGTAACTTATAGCGGACAGTTCTGTACTTCTACCTCTTTTGCAGCAGACTCTGATGATGAACAAAGATATGCAACTACTTCTAATATTGAATTAATTCCTAGTCAGACCATTACTTTTGAACAGCCTCATGTTATTCTCCAGGATTCAAACGAGACAGTACATTTTGGTGGAAATGAATCTACCAGAATTACTGCTACTTTGACTAACCTAACTACAAACGACTATATTTCACCTTACATTGATATGCAGCGTGCTAGTCTTGTGGTTATGAATAACTTAATCGATAGACAAGATTCTGCTGCTTCGGTTGGATTTAGTACTCCGATAGATTTCGTTCCTGAAACTAATCCTTCTGGTGGTACCGAACTTGCTAAACATATTACTAAGCCAGTTGTTTTAGAAAATCCAGCGAATGGCCTAAAGATCAGCTTTGGTGCTCATACCCCAATTGGCGGACAGATTGATACGTACTATAGAATTACTAAAGTTGGTGCGGATTCTGATATTCAATTGAAGAATTGGGTTTATATTAATTACGACGAAACCCCTATTACCGACAAAGATCCGAACGTCTTTAGAGAATATGAAGCAAATCTCGGTGGGGAATATTATGACCAGCTAGATCACTTCGATCAATATCAGCTTAAACTTGTTATGAGATCGCAATCGTCTTCTAGAGTCCCTAAGATTCAAGATCTAAGAACTATTGCTCTTGGTGTAGATTCAGCCTAATACGGAGAAAAGATTATGATTCCTGTTGAAGGTCAAGAAGGATTATACAGAGATCCGAAAACTGACGCTATAATTTTGATAAATAAGGATGAAATCAAAAAACGTCAAGCAATTAAAGCTGCAAGACGTAAACAGAAGTTAGAGCAGAAACAAGAAATCCAATATTTAAAAAATGAAATAAATGAACTGAAGGATTTAGTTAAGCAGCTATTAGAAAAGAGATGAAATGGCACCTAATCCAAAAGAATATGTTCGCTTAAACACCAGAATAGATCAATGGCAAGAACTATTTAATGATATCACAAACGATGTCGGCGACCTGACGAAACTTACAACTGGTGGATATGTCAGTAAAGGTGGTGCGCAAGGTAGAACAGATTCTGCGGCAACAGCAGGATATGTCTTTTCCGGTGCTGATTCAGATATAGTAACAGCAATTAATGAAGTCGATTATAGACTTGACTCTATCGACGATAGAATAGATCAATTCGTTAAAACTAGCTCGAACGTTAACTTCAATCAGATTACCGTTGGCCCATGGAATAATGGAACACCAACTTCTACAAATCCAGTATACAGTACTTCTGGTGTAACTACAACAAACTCTGCTGGTTATACGATCGATGCATCATTAGATATTATTCTAGATGCTGATGGCGCAAATGTTACCATTATGGATAATGGGGTAACTCAGTTTGATTTTTCAAATAATGGAACTGATAAGACACTAAACATCCCAACCGGTAATCTAATCGTTACTACTGGTACTGATATTATTCTTCGTCCTACAGGTGATACGGTCTTTATGCAAGGCGTCACTAGTGGCGAACAGCTACAGTTTGAACTTGGTACTGCTACCCAGACAATTACTGCATCTGATGATATGTCACTTGAAGCTGCTGGAGATATCTATCTCAAGCCAACCGGTGATGATGTCTTTATGCAAGGTATTACCAGTGGCGAACAACTTCGATTCACATTAGCTGATGCGACTCAAACCATTGCTGCTTCAGACGCTCTTTCGCTAACTGCTACAACAACTATTACACTAGCTGGAACGGATATCACTCTCGATGCATCTGGGGATGTTATTCTTGATGCAGATGGTGCTGATGTTATACTTAGAGATGGTGGGGTACAATACGCAGCATTTACAAATAATGCTGGTAATCTGATTGTTAAATCAGGTAGCACTACAGCAGCTACATTTACCGGTGCTGATGTATCATTCGCATCAAATGTCTATATGACAGATAGCTCGCGTGCGAACTCTAATTTTAGTATCGGTGGTAATTTAACAGTTGGTGGTAATACCCAAATTAACGGGACACTTACCGTTGAAGGTGCAGTTAACTTTAAAGCGGGAACTTCTGGTACGGTCACAATCGGTGATGCGAATACTGATAACGTAGTCTTTAACGCAGATATTAACTCAAGTCTTGTACCAAACACCAATAACGCTTATAATCTCGGTTCTCCTACCCAAGAATGGCAGAATATCTGGGTAACCGGAAACGGTAATATAGATAATCTTCTAGCAGATAGTGCCACCATTACAGGTGACCTAGATGTTCAAGGTATTACTACGCTCGATTCGGCAACTGTAGATGGTGCGCTTAGTGTTACGCGTACGCTCGGGGTAACTGGTATAGTTACTGCTAATGCTGGCGTAAAAGTAGATAATATCACAATTGATGGAACAGAGATTGATCTTTCATCTGGGGATTTCACACTTGATGTAGCTGGTGATATCAACCTAGACGCTGACGGTGGTGATGTTATCCTTAGAGATGGTGGTACTGAATTTGGAAGACTCACCAATCAAGGTACACAGCTAAGAATTACGAGTCAGAACTCTCAGTGGATGACCTTTACGGCTGCTGGTGTAAGATTCAGTGGAATCATTGCAGACTCAGATCTTGTTACCACTTCCAAATCAGTAGTTGCAGGTATAAATGAACTTAGTGGTAGAATTGATCTACTTGATTCGGCTGACTCTGCTTCTACTGCAGCAGTCTTTGCAGCAATTGGCGATCTAAATAGTTTAACTACAACTGCTAAATCCAGTCTAGTCGCAGCTGTCAATGAAATTAACAATGGATTTGATACCCGCGCGAAGGGATTACTTTCTGCGACAACTTCTGGAACTGGTTATGGCGGGCTAACTTATAGCACATCTACCGGTGCATTCACATATGCTAAAGTAACAGATGCTAACATCAGGGAAAGACTTGTTGCAGGTAATGCTATTACCTATACCTCTGCTACAGGAACTATTGCGGTTACGAGTGATGCAATTGAAGCTGATGAACTAGCCGTTACTGGTAATGGTACTTCTGGTCAAGCTCTAATTTCAGATGGGGATGGAACATTCAGTTGGGGAAGAAAAGTCCCGAATGTATATGATTCAGCTGGATCACTCTTAAATTAAGGAATTAGATAATGGTTGTTGATCGCTTAGTAAAGAGATCCGGATCATACGATCTGAGAAGAATTAGTGGAGCGGAAGAAAATTACCTTGCTTGGCAAGTTGCAAATAATCTTTTCAGTTCTGTAGCTGGCGAAGCTGGTGTACTAAGTGGTTCTAGTACTAACGGTACTTCTGTTGGTACTCACACAAATACCTTTTATAACCAGCCAGTAGGCACTCACCCTAGTACATCACTTACTACTTCTTCAACAGTAACTACTTTATATCAGAATTTTTCTGGTAATGCCATAGAAGCAAACATATATCCAGTTATTAATGAGAATAGCTCGATTGATTTTAAAGCAGTAAATGATGCTGAATTAAACACAATTGCTGATAGACTATTAGCAAAGGTCTTTGGTTCAGATTACTTTTCTTATAAGATTGGGTCTTCTGCCCCAGCTGGTTATACCTTATTTGTATCTTCTATCTTTACTGACACCAGAACAGATGGCACAAGCGTAGCTTATAATCTTTATAAAAAGAATTTATCGGCTATGCCTACAGTAGTTAGACCGTTGAAATTAGACGGTGCTGACTTTAGAACTATGACTGATACAGAGATTCGTAATCTGTTTGCCCAGAGAGTAAAGAATAGAATTGTCCAAAATGGTATTGGTTCTTATCAACTCCGTACTTCTATTCAAGGTGCACCAATCGCCGCTGGCACTTGGGTTGCAATGGGTACTGCTCTCGACACGAGACAGAATACCGCTGATCAAAACTATACAAGAATTAGTACAAGAGATTCTACCCTTATCTCTACTCGCGGTAGTACAAATAACTTTCTTAGAACATCCCAGACACCTTTTACATCAAACTTCTTAGGTAACTTTCTAGGAAATTATCTAGCAGATGTAGACTTTTCTGCGGACTACACTGGTAACTATGCTTCTGGACCTACTAACATTGCTGGCGATTATACTATCGATAGCACTATTAATTCTACTAGAACATCAGAAGTCAATTATACACGAACAAGCAATACAGATTTTACAAGAATCTCCAACGTTATCTTTACCAGAGATACACAGATTAACTATACCAGAATATCTGAGGTTAACTATACGAGAGATTCTACTGTAATTTTCGATTCACCGGATAATGTTAATTTTACAAGAGTTAGTACTGTAGTCAGTGCACGGGATCCAGCCTTTGCAACTTTTACCGGTAACTACACCGGGGATTACGTAGCTGGTGCCATCTATACTAGAATTTCTACTGTAGTCAGTGCACGGGATCCAGCCTTTGCATCTTTCACCGGTGACTTCGTCGGAAATTACGCTGGGCCTACACCATTTCAAGGTAATTTCATTGGTGATTATACCGGCGGGTTCGTAGGAGACTATATCGGCAACTTCGTTGGTAACTATACCGCCGATTATGGTGGTAACTATATTGCTGACTATGCCGGGGATTATATCGGCGGTAACTTCCTTGGTGATTATATCGGTAACTACGTTGGAAACTACGTAGCTGATGATTATGTAGGAAATTATACCGGTAACTATATATCTATTGTAGATTATACTAGAGATACTATTACTGACTTCGTCGGCGATTTTGTAGCCGATTATATTGGTAATTATGAAGGTGGCTTTGAGGGTGATTACCTAGGTAACTTCATTGGGGATTATACCGGGGATTATGCTGGAGAAACTATTCAGTCTACCTCCTCGACTATAGAGATATATACATTATATCTTCGAACAGCATAAGAACCCAATATGAGTAATAATACTCCTTTAAAGTTAAAAGACGCATTCGGCAATTTACAACAATTTGATATGACAGTACCCGAATGGGATTATACTGCATATCAATCTGGATTGTGGCTTTCAACAAACACTAGCTATTGGTCTATGTCCACTACTAGTGGTACAGCAAATATCGGTTCTTATACAGATACATTTTACAATCAAGCTGTTGGTGATCATGGTCTTCTGACTACAGGTCAGACAGTTACTAATCTCTACCAATCCTATTCAAATCCATCTCAAGCTGAATTCCGTCCAGTTTCATACGACGGTAGTTCGATTTACGAGATGGCAGATTCTGATATGACTGTCTTATCAGATCTTATGATATCTCATATTTTTACAAATGACTATCCGGGAACTTATAGATTAGCAACCTCTAGCCCAGGTGCAGGTTGGACTAGTTATATCACAAATGCCTTCACCGATACACGCACTGATGGTACAAGTGTAAACTACCACATCTGGAAAAGAACCTCCTATACAGCACCGACCACAGTCAGACCGATGAGAACAAAGTACTTGAGTTCTGTGTTTTCCGGTCTACAGGAAATGTCCGATTCGGATATTGGTGATGCATTTGGGTATTGGTTAACAAGCAGAGTTGCGACTAGTGGTGTCGGGAAATACCAACTTCGTAGTTCTGTACAAGGTGCTCCGACGGATCCTGGAACATGGGTATCAAAGGGAACTGCGCTGGACACAAGACAGCAAGTCGCAGAAGAAGATTACACCCGTGATAGCACTAGTGTTTTTACGAGAGATAGTACGGCAAACTTTACCCGGATAAGTACTAGACTTTCAAACCTAAACTTTACTAGAACAAGTAACGTCAATTTCTCTTCTGATTTTACTCGAGTAACACCTATTGGATTCATAGGCAATTATATCAGAGATAGCACCGCTACTTTTGCAAATGATTTTACTCGAGATAGTACGCAGAATTTTACAACTCCGTTTGCTGGAAATTATACACGTGTCAGTCAAACGGCCTTTATAAGAGACAGTTTAAACACCTTTACGAACGACTTTACTCGTAACAGTCAGAGAACATCTCAGACTGATTTTACTCGTACTAGACAATCCACGTTCGCGGGGGCGTACGCGGGAGATTATGTTGGAGAATATATTGGCGGTAACTTCTTAGGTGAATATACTGCTGATTATGCTGGTAACTATACT